TCCACCGTCATCAAGAGCCACCACAACGTGGGCGGTCTGCCCGATACCGTGGACTTCAAGGAGCTGGTGGAGCCGCTGCGCAACCTGTTCAAGGACGAAGTCCGTCAGGCCGGCCGCGAGCTTGGTCTGCCCGAGTATCTGGTCAGCCGTCAGCCGTTCCCCGGCCCCGGTCTGGGCATCCGTATCATCGGCGAGGTGACCCCCGAGAAGGTCACCATCGTGCAGGACGCTGACGCCATCTGGCGTGAGGAAATTGCCAAGGCCGGTCTGGATAAGGAGATCAGCCAGTATTACGCTGCACTGACTAATATGCACAGCGTTGGCGTCATGGGCGATGAGCGCACCTACGATTACGCCGTTGCACTGCGCGCCGTGACCACCACCGACTTCATGACCGCAGAAAGCTACGATATGCCGTGGGATGTTCTGGGCACTGTCACCAGTCGCATCGTCAACGAGGTCAAGCACGTCAACCGCGTGTTCTACGATTGCACCGGTAAGCCGCCTGCAACGATCGAGCTCGAATAATGGAATATGAAAAAATACATCGTGCCTACGTTTGAAAAATGATGAATTTTGTAAAAATGACATCACTTTGACATCATCCGCTTCAAAAACACTTGCTGGATGTACAGAGAACTGGTAGCACGGTTTATTATCGAAGAATAATTTGAAAGCCCCGGAAAGCAACGAGAAATCGAAACTTTCCGGGGCTTTTGTGACATCATGACATCAAAAAACAGGCTGTGACATCATCTGTTTTGGCCTTAGCCGAGTGGCATCAAATCGGATTCTTCATCGAAGGAAGAGGGGGTGCTGAGGGTTTCTAGTCTTGACACGAGTTCCTGCTGCTTATTGGGGTACAGATGGGCGTATGTCCGCATGACAACGGGAACGGTGTCCCCGATTCGCTTGGCCACCAGAACAATAGAATATCCAAGTTCGATACAGAGAGAAACATGACTGTGTCTAAGATCATGGACGCGAATGTCCGGCAGATAGGTTAGCTGGGTGCAGCGGGTCAGTTCTTTGTTGAGGGCTGTACATGTCATGTAAAATACCCGATCATCTGGGGTCAGGCCGTATAGCTTAGAACAGTAGGTACGGAATTCTTCTGCCAGCCAATGGGGGATAGGCACATTCCTGTTGCCACCCTTTTTGCTGTTCTTGGTGGGGCCGAGAATGTCTTGACCCTTTTTCCGATGATAGGTTTTATAGATTCGCAGCTGGTCATCATCGGTCAGGTCTTTCGGCAACAATGCCAGCATTTCACCTTCGCGGCATCCTGTCCAAAACAGAATGTCAAATGCCAGGAGATAGGCTTCATTGCGGAATTCCTTCCGCAAAATTTCATACTGGTCTTTCGTTATGATAAGCATTTCCCCGGCAACGGAGGAACCCATATAGCCGGCCGCATCGCACGGATTGAATTGCAGACCGTAGAATGTCTGGGCATAGTTAAAGAGGGCAGTCAACTGTGCATGAATGGTATAGAGATACGTTTCCGCATAAGGCAGACCAGTGGCTTCGCCCATCTCCTTGACCCGCTGTTGCCAGTCTCGAATGTCCAGGGCTGTGATTTCGTTCATTTTCCGGTTTCCGAGAAGCGGAACAATTTTGGTGTCAAAAATATTTCGCTTAGTGTCCATTGTGGTGCCACGGACATGATGCTCCCGGTCGTTGAAGTATAACTCCACAAAGCTGGCAAGTGTCATATCACAGCTTTTGGCTTTCTGCAGATGAAATTCCCGCTCCCACTCCTGCGCTTCGCAGCGGGTTTTGAAGCCGCGCTTGCGCTTTTGCTTCTGCGCTCCGGTGAAATCAGTATATCGAAACTGGCAATACCAAGTTCCCGTTTTTTCGTCTTTATAGCAGGGCATCGAATGTACCTCCTGAAGAGTTTATAAATCCCCGACCATTTTTATAATGGCCGGGGTCTTTTTTTATTGTGGAAGAATTGCCTTGAACTGGTCTACGTTGTCGGAATTGCTAAGCAGAAAATAAATATTTAGTCCGCTGTCAGAGCGGATTCGCAGTCTGCCATATTCGCAAACAAGGCATTTTTTGTTGTTCTTATAGCGCCGGTCAGGAGAACCATCGGCGTTTACTCTGAGCCAAGTTTCTTTGACCACCTTGCTATCCGCCGGTAGATGCTCCTGATCCGTGACACAGTTGACAGAATCGACATTGAAAGAGACCTCCGAAAGGTCGTATGCGCTGATTTTGCTATTGTGGAGATAGAACACCTTATCCGGGAAAATATAAATGGACTCCTTCTTATTCAGAGCGGCCGAAAAAACAGGCACATTTGTTCTGAGAAAATAGGGGAGTGCAGGCATTCCGAGAGCTTTTTCTTCGGATACGGTTTTCTCGGCACCGCCATTCTTTTTTGCGCTGCTGTTGGTGTGGGTTTCGGGTACATAGAAAACGGCATCACAGGCAAATAATTTACGCCAGGCGTTATACCATTCTTCGTAGGCATCAAACTGTTCATCGGTGAAGTCGTATTCCAAATTTACAGGAGCAATATAGTGGGCATAGAGAAATACGATGAATGATAAAATGGTCAGGAAAAGCCGCTGTGGTGTATGAAGAACGATGAAAGCGAGCAGGCCAATGGCACCAACAATAAACGATGCTTTATTGAGAAAACGAACCCGGCGGATTCGTTTCATAAGCGCCTTGAAATCGGAATCTTTATAGTCTGCGCGGTCGGTAGATTGAAAGACTTCCGTATCTGTATAAGGCTCTTCCTTGGAGGCACTTTTTCGTGCAGATTTATGAATGGATTCCTCGGTTGAATAACTCAATCCTGTTCTTGGGATGGATGCTGTTTGCCGAATTTTTCCGTTGGCTGTTTTGGTGATCCGATACCCTGGAACACCCCACGAATAGCCGACACCGCTGCCTGAAATATTGATGCGGAATCCGCCACCGAGCCGAATACTTTTTCTGTACCTGAATCCCATAGCACACCATAACCTTTCCTGTTATTTTATCACGAGCCTTGGTATATGTTTCCAAAAGCTGGAAATGCAAAGCGCAAATGTCATACTCTTTCAATGGCCTATCTGTAAGCCAGAAAGGAGTGATGGCACATGGCAGTATCGGATGAACACCCGAAGCACGGAGAAGTGCTGGATGAAGTTCTGCGGGACGAAATCAAGGATTTAACCCCTGAACAGATCCGGCAGGTGCTTGAGTACATCGGGCAGCTGAAGGAGCAGTAACGCATCCTTCAGCATGGGCAGACTCCCTTACTGGGGGTCTGCCTTTTGTTCTGCATCCAGGAATTTCAGGAATCGAACGTACTCTATGACCTTTCGCATTTCATCATCGGTCAGGTCCTGCACGCTGTCCATAAGTTGCTGCTGCATAGCATTTTTGACGTTTGATGCAGGGGTGTCTACCTCGCCGCGCAGGTAGGCCACGGACACCCCGTAGAGGTCTGCAATGATAGAAAGGTCTGCATCCGTTGGAGTTGCCTTACCGTCCTTCCAACCGGCAATCAGAGAACGACTTTTCCCACATAGGCGCGCTATAAAAGCGCCTGATGTGCCATAGTGTTCGGTCAGATCGACGATGCGTTGTACTGTAACCGTCATACGTTTTACCAGCTTTCTTCTAAGAATCTTGTGCACGGTGCTGAAATCTAACAAATGTTTGCTTTACGGTCTTGTCCTCTAACAAGTGTTGGATTATTATATAATCACAATCAAACATTTGTTAGATTGCAAGAGCCAATGGAGGACAGGACAATGAGAACAGTAAAATATAGCGAATTGAGCCGGGCGATGCATGATTTTACAAAGCAGATTGACACGCTGGATGAGTGCATCGAAGTTGGCTTGGTTTCAGGCGAAAAGGTGCAGATTAGCATTTCGGCCAGTTGCCCGGAAGCAAACCCGGAGAGAGTAGCAGAGTTCGCAAAGCATCTGTCCGAAGTTGCAGAAGCTGCAAAGAGTTTCAAGTACGTTGGTTATACAATTGTTCGATAAGGAGGAATCAATCATGACGTATGCAGACATCAACAAAATGTTCACCGCTGAGGTAAGCAAGTACCTGGCGCTTGGATATCATTTCAACACTTCGACCATGAACGCCAGCGAGGGCGAACTTGGCAAGGTGGACTTGACCGATGGAAAGGAAGTTGTTCGTGTTTTGCTCCGAACCTTCTCCAAAGACTGGGACAAGCGGGGAGTGGAACTGATTGTTGGTCGTGTGGCCGAGAAGGAAGAGGTTCGGCCGGATGTGGCATATAGCCGTAACTCCATCTGGAATGGCCGCTTGGAGCAGATTAGCAACCAGCGCTTCTACGAAGTGAACGGTTATGGAGACTCCGACAAGTTCTACGGAACGGAAGCGGATGCGGAAGCTGTCAGCAAGGTGCGGATGCGCCGGTATGCACAGCGTCCGAATCGCCAGAACAAGGACATGACCAGCGCCCAGACCATCAAAATTGCCGTTCCGTTTATCCGCAGGAAGCTGGGCATCAAGAACGTGGACAAGAAGCGTGTTGAGGTGTTCCGCACGCCAGACCACCGGTACATCATCAGCTACCGCGGCACTGGCTACCAGCTGAACAGAAAGGAGGATTGACCATGTATTGCAACAAGTTTTTTAAGACCGAGGATGAAGCCAAAGCGTTCCAGAAGTCCCACGGCGGGGCTCTGTACAAGAATGTCAAGCGGAGCCACACCCGGGAATCGTACCGGGTGGAAGCTGCAATGGCTGTGCAGGGCGGCTGGATGCACGGCACTGATCTGGATGCACACCCGTACTGTGTGGCATGGAATGGCGAACCGCTGAAAGCAAGAAAGGAGAATTAAGCCATGAAAGCACTGAAAATTGAGCCGGGCAAAGTCCCGGAACGCATTGACGTTGACAACGAACTTGCAAGCCTACAGAGCATTGTGGGCGGCTATATCGAGGTGCTTTACCCCGATGCACGCCGCCCGGTGGGCCTGATCTGCAACGAGGAAGGCAAGAACTGCAACCTCGAACTGAACCGGGCATTGTACAAGAACGGCAAGCCCTACGACATCATTGCCGGCACGTTCCTGGTGGTGGGACTCTCGGAAGAGGACTTCACAGACCTGCGGGAGGAAGATGCAGCCTATTTTGAGAAGCGGTTCCATTCGCCGGAGAAGTTTGGACGGTTCGCCGGGCGGTTGATTATCTCCAAGGTGGTTCATGGCGGGGTGTAAACCCCGCTTTTTTCTCATTTATTAACAAATTATGAAAACCGACTGGGTTTTCTGGGTTATGTTCGGTTATGCTCGCTTATTTTGGCTTGAAATAGCCTGACAAAAATAAAAATACATAAGTGAAATCTTGACCAAAAGAGTGAAATCTGAATCCAAAAGCTCAAATCGATTTTGAAAAAAGGAGAAAAGCAACTCAAAAAAGAATCGTAAAACGTTGATTTCTCAAATGTTAATAAAGCATGAAAACCCAATTGGTTTCTCAGAAACCCACAAAAACCCAACAAAACCCAAAACGCGCAAGATTAAGAATAAGATTAAGAATAAGATTAGAAGACTATCGTCTTCATCACGCGCGGGCGCGCGCGTTATATGGCTGATGACGAGGACGAATCCAATTGATGAAGAACAGGATCATCGGTGCGACCGAGCAGGTAGTCAACGGAACAGTCCAGCTTGTCAGCCATGGCAACGAGAGCTTCTATTCGCGGAAAGCTGCCACCTGACTTCATGGTGGACAGCGCATTCTTGCTCAGGTTGCAGTCAACCAGTAGGTCTTTGACCAGAACGCCCCGCGTATGGGCGGCTTGTTTGATGCGGTCAGCAATTTGGGAAGAAGTGAACATAAAATGCACCCCCAATCTGTGCAAAAGATAGAATCCCATAATTTTGGGAATAATGCGTTGAAATCCCATAGTTCTGGGATTATAATATATCTAACAAGTGATTCATTCACCTGTTAGATGGAAAGGAAACGCAACATGGAGAGATTTGTAGCACCCATGGCTACATGGGAAATCGTGGGCGGCGACCTGCCGCCTGTCCGGGTTCGTGCCCGGACGTTCGATGAAGCACTTGCAAAGGCAAGGCTTCGCGATCCCGGCTATTGTGCCGGATGGGTCGTTGAGGAGGGCTGAACCATGGAAATCAAAAACGTGCACTGCGAGAAGCAAGCGCTGGAGCTTTTCAGGATGATGCCGGACAACAAGAAGTCATCTCTCCACAATGCGTTGAGCCGAAACCTTGAGTTTACCACTTCTTGGGGACTGGAACTTGGCGAACTCCGTGCTTATCAGAACGGTGTTTACATCACTCTCCAAGGTACGCGCTGCAGTTTTTCCGTGTATGCAGAGTTGGTGAACGGAAAGCCTGTTTTCAAGCGCAAGCCCCCTGAAAGCAAGCTCAGCCTGAAATTCAGAAGCGGTCTGCTGTTCGATGCTGGAGACTTCAACGAATTCTAAACAATATTGGAGGACAAGACAATGTTTAAGATCACCGACGCCGAGAAGCTGAGAGATGCTTACACCCTGCTGGCGTTCATCCGGGACACCACCACCGCCGAACAGAAGTCCGGCATGGCCGCATTTATTGCCAGCATCAAGAAGGAGATCCGGGACTACAACAACCGCCCGGCACCTGACAGCCGCATTATCGAGGAGCGCGGCATTGATGGCTACATTGAGCTGGTGCAGCTCCCGAACGAACTGGACAAGGCCAACAAGGTCGATGCAGCCGAATGGTTCCGGGAAAATCACTACTACGAGGTTTACCCAACGGCCTATGACTGTTCTGGCCAGCGTTTCACAATCTGGTACAAGCTGCACCGCCGCTGCGGACACTGGTTCGCATACCATTCGGTCGGCTTTGACGTTTAATCAAAAGGGGAGACTAAATCATGCTGGACAAAAACGGAATCGAAATCAAGACCGGGGACGTCGTAAGAATCACCGGGGCGTACTTCAAGACAGACAATGCGCTCTACTTTGTGGAGCACAGCGCGGGAGACCCCAACTGGTGCGGGAAAGACCACTGCCTGCTGAAGATCAAGCGCAATGGAGAGCTGAGCAAGGCCAAAAACGCGGTCTGTTTCTGGCCGATCATGGTCACGGTCAACGGCTACGAGAAGTACACCACCGCAAAGCTGTGGAACAAGGAACACGCGCAGATCGAGATCGTCGAGGGCATCGACAAGGCCCACATCGCTGAGTATTTCAGGGACAGGGCGCAGCAGTGTGACAAGTGGATTGAGCGGTACACTTGGGACTTTGGCGCGGATAGCAGCTCCGTCAAGGAGCAGGAGCAGTACAAGGGCTTTTACAATTCCGTCGTGGCAAGATTGGAGGTCTGAACGATGAAAGTCAACGGTATCACAATTAGCAATGTCATTCTTAGAAATGTGCTTGCAAACATGATCCTGAACGGCAACGAATGGGACGGGTCCGGTACATCTTACATGTACGTTGTTAGTCAGAACTATATGACGGATGACGGCCATATCAATACGGAAGATTGGAAACTGAGAATTCTTAAACGCGACAATCTGGAACTTGTTACAGAAGCAGAGTTCAGCAAAGAGGGAAAGATCTTTCAGGAAGCGCTCAAGTATTTACAACCCGCCTGATGATGACCCTGTGGCAAAGGTCGAAACCACCCGGCAGCCAGCCGGGCAAGGTCGCGGGAACCACCGCAAAGAAAGGAAGATTCACATGAAGTATGAGATCTACCAGCTGAAAGAGGACACCATGGAGCAGGTAAAACTGCGGTTCATGGCATCCGATCAGGCCGCACAGCTGGGCGGCATCCACCGGGAGAACTACCGCCGGGTATACGGCGGTGAGATTCCGTCTGTCCCGGAAGTGGGCAGGATGCTTCTTCGCCTGTTCGCGCTCTTTAACGGGGCAGATCGGCCTGCCGACTTCTCCGGCCACAGCATGAGCGTGTCCGATATTGTGCGGTTCACCGAGGATGGTGCATCCAGCTGGTGGTATTGTGAGCCGTTCGGCTGGATGGAACTGACCGAGGAAGAATGGGGGCTGACCTGATGCGCCACTACACCAAAGCGGAGTGGGACAAGATCCCGGAGGCCTACAAAGGCCGCTGGGAGTCGTCACCCTTCAACCTTGAACGGGTGGCGCGGGGCGAACTGCCGGCAGAGTACATCGGCAAGCGGAACACCATCGTCTACGAGGAGGGCTGTGGTACGGTGCTTATCACCGAGGGCGCGCACTTCGTCATTGATGGGTGATTCCACCGGAATTGAACAAACGTCTACAAAGAAGCGATTTTAGCCGCATATCCTGTCGGGCGGCAAATTCCTTGCGGAAGAATCAAAAACGCAAAATAGGGCCACAAGAGCGGCTCTGAGCGTTATTTCCGCTGGCTCAGAATGAATTGCAGGTAATCTGTAACCTTTTGTCGCTCTTCATCTGTCAGATCCATGCGCTTTACAGCGGGGTCAACGGTGCGGCCCATGAGGAAGTCCATGGAGCAATCCAGGTAGTCAGCGATGCGAGCCAGACTGTCGGCAGCAATCATGCGGCCGGTGCGCAAGCTGGAGAGTGTACCCTTGCTCATTCCAAGTTCGGTAAACATATCCTTCAGCTGGACATTGCGGGCCTTTGCCTGGATTTTGATATTTTCCGCAAGGGAAATAGAATCATACAAATTTTCGATAGGCATTTTGTGCATCCCTACAAAACCTTACAATTGTCACATTCGATGCTTGAAATACGACAATTGCAAGGTTATAATACACTTGTACAGAACAAATGTTAGGTGAAAGGGTACAGCGCTTACCATTCAGCGCGTTCCCCAGGACCCCTCGGCAAAGGGGTTCATTCGTACCACGCAATACGAACCATGAACGTTGACCTCCTAAAGACAAGCGCCGCTGCAAAGCATAGCGGACAACAGCCGCAAGTTGGATGCCGTGCAGTTATAGCGCCGCTCCCATGACAGCTTCGCTTAACAACAGGGGAGCGCGTTGAATGGTGGGTACTGGCTCTTTCATTTTATCAGAAATCTAACAAGTGTTCAATACACTTGTTAGATAAATCTTTGTTAGGAAGGAGAAAAAAGCATGAAAAAGACTACGATGCCGGATTGGTGCGTGGCTGTCAAGAAAGCCATGATCGACCATGATGACATGACCGTTACGGAACTGGCAAAGGAAACGGGCTTTTCTCGCTCGCATATCAGCCAAGTCGTCAATGGTGTGCTGGTGCCGTCCGAGAACGTCCAGGGCGCAATTGAAAAGTGCCTGAACATCAGCGGGGTGGCTTACCGGAGCTAACCTACATCTCAAGTATACCAGAAAGGACGGCGTGGAAAAATGGCGATTGAAAGCCAGAATATTTACAAAAATGCGCGGAAATCTGCTGGTTTTACGCAGGAAAAAGCATCGCAGCTTTTGAACGTGTCGGTTGACAGCCTGCGGGACTATGAGCAGAGCCAGCGTCCAGTACCCAGCGATGTGGCGAGCGCCATGTGTGACGTGTATCAAGCCCCATATCTGGCCGTGCAGCATCTGCGGTTGACATCGGAACTCGGCAAACGGGTCGTGCCTGAGATCCAGTTGAAAGACCTGCCGGAAGCCGTACTGGGCGTTCTGGCAGCGGTTCAGCGCTTCTGTGCAAAGCGGGATGCAATGGTAGAAATCGCCGCAGACGGCCAGATCACGGAGAGCGAGCAAGCCGAATGGGACGAAATCATGTGTTTGGCCAACGACCTGAATGTGGCAATGAACAATATGCGTTTTTCGAAAGGAGGACGGCAGTCGTGAGCAAAGAGTCGTATTTCATCGGCTGTGCAGAGGTTGCAGAACTGGTTGGCTGTGGCAAGTCCCGGGCATATAAGTACATCCAGCAGATGAATCAGGAGTTGGAAGCAAGGGGAAACCTCACGTTTCCCGGCCGGGTGCCTCGGCGGTACGCCATGGAGCGCTTTGGCCTTGTGGAGGTACAAGACAATGCAGAAAAGAACAATCATCCCGCTGGCAGCAGCGGTGGCGGCGCAGGTGCTGGTAATCGGAAGCATCGCCGTGGCGTTCACTTTCCGGCAGAAGCCGCCGGTTGATACGCTGATTGCCGTTCCGGTAGTGGCCGAAGTCGAGCGGGGAGAATGCATCCGGCAAGACCCGGACCCGTATGAGCCGGTTACATATCAGGTGCCGCTGGCCCCGGAACTGCAGTCCTACACAGCGGAAATGTGCGACCTGTACGATGTTCCCTTGGAACTGGCCTATGCAGTCATGCAGGTCGAAAGCGGGTTTACCGTGGCGGCGCACAGTTCCACCGGGGACTATGGCTTGATGCAGATCAACAGCATCAACGCAGGGTGGCTCGAAGATGAACTGGGGATAACGGATCTGCTGGATGCCCGCCAGAACATCCAGGCGGGGTGCTATATGCTGGGAAAGTATCTCAGCGAGTACGAGGGCAACGTAAACTGTGCCCTGATGGCTTATAACCTTGGCACCGCCGGGGCAAAGAAAGCCTGGTCTGCTGGCACATACAGCACAACCTACACGGACAAGGTGTGGGCCGCGATGGTGGTCCTGCTGGAAGGAGAAAGGGATGTTTCGTAAGATGGCACAAATGATTCAGGCGCACGCCGAAAAGAAGCTGCTGGACGAAGTTTTTGCAACGTATCGGGATGTGCAGGATGCCGCCGCCGAAATGGCGCAGGTGCTTCCGTGTCCTCGCTGCGGGAAGCAGACCATGAAGATGCGCCTGCACAGCAACGCTCTTTCCCGTCAAGTTCCGGGCATCGCGATTTGCGACCGCTGCGGAACCGAAGAAGCACTGGAAGATGCTGTTCGCCAGCCGATGGATGTTCGCAAGTGGGCGCTGATTGAAACCTACATGAAGGGAGCAAACCTGAAATGAAACGCAAAGAAAGGCATTTGACCGTGATGGGCTGGGTCGTTGTTGGACTGCTGGACACGCTGGCCGGCGTGATTTCCGGTGGGCTTATGGCTTTGTGGCAGTTGCCCAGTACATATCGCTGGCGCGGCTACTGGGCAATCGGCGGAGAGTGGATTCTCATTGTCGGCGCGATCATCATCGCATCCCGCCTGATGCACGAACTGCAGATGCAGGTGATTTTCGGAGGAAAGAAGCATGACAAGGTGCGCTCGGTGTCATCGGTGTCACAGGATCATTACAGATCCGGCGGCAATCGAAGCGGGGTACGGCGCGAAGTGTTACGCCAAGGAGTTTGGCAAACGGCTCCAAGCGCCCAAAAGGCCCCGCAGAACAAAGACTGCCACACAGCCTAAAATCACCGTTGAGCGCCAGATTGTAGGGCAGCTCTCGGTGTGGGATATACTCGCCGCGCACGAAAAAAGCGCTGACCAGAACGGCCAGCGCGCTACAAATGGATAGAGACCCGCACATTCCGTTGGCGCTTGATGCAGGAACATCGAGCCGGAAAATGCAGGTCTCCACCACACACAACCATATTGTAGCATAATCGGTTGATTTTTTCAACAGGTACGAAGCGGCGGTCAGGAGCGTTCCTGCTGCCGTTTTTCTATACAGAGAATCAGGAGGTTATACATGGAAAAAGAACTTACTACCACCGTTCAGGCCCCGGCATTGGCTGACAGCCTGATTGTGGTACAGCAGTTGCCTATCATCAAGGAACAGCTGCACAGCATCAAGGCGCAGGCCCAGGAATCCGTGTCCGAGGCGCTTTCGCTGGCCTGCACGGAAGAAACCCTCAAAGTGGTCAAGGAGCGCCGGGCGGCGCTGAACCGCGACCGCAAGGATCTGGATGCCCGGCGTATGGCCGTGAAAAAGCAGATCATGCAGCCGTTTGAGGACTTCGACAAGGTCTACAAGGAGTGTGTCACGGATGTGTACGGCCCAGCAGACGAAGCACTGAAGGGCAAAATCACGGACGTGGAAGCCGGCCTGAAAGCCGATAAGGAAAAGAAGGTCAAGGACTACTTTGCCGAAATGGTCAAGGCCAACGGCGTTGAGTGGGTCAAGTACGAGGACATCGGCATTGCGGTCACGCTGACCGAAAGCCTGAAATCCCTGAAAACCAAAGTCAAGGAATATGTGGAAAAGGTTGCTGCTGACGTGGCCTGCATCAACGGCATGGAAAATGCACCGGAGATCATGGCTGAGTATAAGCTGTGCGGAAACCTGGCGGTTGCCATTAACGGCGTGAGCCAGCGCAAAGACCGTATCGCCCGGGAGGAAGCCGAGCGCAAGCAGCGCCTGGAAGCCCAGCTTCGGGAGCAGGAAGCGGAAAAGGCCGTTCTGGATGTGGCAGAGGAAGAACTGTCCGCGCCGCAGGTCATGGGCACCGAACCGCCCGTTATGGACGAGCGGGAAGCCGAAGAAACCCAGCAGGAGAGCACGGAACAGGTTATGACTGCCAAATTCGCTTTTATGGGCCGCACATTCCAGTGCCGCGGCACCTTGACCCAGCTTCGGGAACTGAAGTCTTTTGTGAATGACAAAGTCAATGAAATCCAGAAGTACATGGATTCTGTTGGCATTGAGAATCAGGAGGTAAATAATAATGGCTAAAGCAATGCAGCCGCAGAAAATGCGCTTTTCGCAGGCGATTCAGACTCCGATGTACAAAAATCTCGTGAATAACACGCTGGGCGATCCGGCGCGCGGCGCTCGCTTCATTGCCAATATCACTAGCGCCGTTGCTGTCAATCCGGAATTGCAGAAGTGCGATGCAGGCACGATCCTTGCTGGCGCATTGCTGGGCGAAAGCCTGAACCTGCAGCCCTCTCCACAGTTGGGCCAGTTTTATCTGATTCCTTTCGAGTCCAAGGCAAAGTACAAGAATGGCCAGATGATTAAGCCTGCAAGCGTCAAAGCACAGTTTGTGCTTGGCTATAAGGGTTATATCCAGCTGGCCTTGCGCACGGGCCAGTACAAGCGCCTGAACGTGCTGGAAGTGAAGAACGGGGAACTGACCGGATGGGATCCCTTTGAAGAACGATTCCATGAAATGCACTTCATCGAAGATTTTGAGAAGCGTGCATCGATGCCGACCGTGGGCTATATTGCCCACTTTGAGTACATCAACGGCTTCGAGAAAACCCTGTACTGGACAGCAGACCAGATGATGGCTCATGCCGACAAGTACAGCCCGGCGTTCAGCGCAAAGGCGTACCAGAAGCTGCTGAATGGTGAAATCCCGCAGGAGGATATGTGGAAGTACTCCAGCTTCTGGTACAAGGATTTTGACAGCATGGCCAAAAAGACCATGCTGCGCCAGCTGATTTCCAAGTGGGGCATTATGACAGTGGAAATGACCACCGCCTACGAGCGGGATGGCCGAGTAATGATGCCTGATGTGGCAAGCGGCGAACTTCTTCCTGAAGTGCTGGATCCGGCAGAGCCGAGCCAGAAGAACGAAGTCGAGCCGCCCAAGATTGAGCGGACAGCAAAAACCATGGATCTGCCGGAACCAGAGGCGGATGCGGTGGAAGAAGCCGTTGATTTGGCTGCACTCTGATGGTCAAATACAACATTATCAGCACCGGTAGCGATGGCAACGCCACGATTCTGGAAGATTTTGTGCTGGTAGACTGCGGCGTGCCGTATAAGGCGTTGGAGCCGTATGTGCCGAAACTGAAGCTTGTGCTTCTGACGCATATCCACTCAGATCATTTCCAGAAGCGTACCATCAGGCGGATTGCCAGCGAGCGGCCGACGCTCCGCTTTGGGTGTTGCCGCTGGCTGGTGCCGCCGCTCATAGCCGCAGGGGTGCCGGAACGTCAAATTGACGTGCTGACACCGCGAACGATGTACGGCTACGGTTTGTGCAATGTAATTCCGGTGATGCTGACGCACAACGTGCCCAACTGTGGGTACAAGGTACATTTTCCGTCCGGAAGGGTGATTTATGCCACTGACACCAACAACCTGAACGGCATTCAGGCGATAGGCTATGACCTTTACCTCATAGAAGCGAACTACCGGGATGAAGATATACAGGCCAAAATCCAAGAGAAAAAGGCCGCTGGGCAGTATGCCTACGAACTGCAGGTGCTCAAAAATCACCTGTCAGAAGCGAAATGCAATGACTTTTTAGCGCGGAATATGAAAGCGAATAGCGTCTATATTCCGATGCACGTCCATGTGGACAAGGAGAACGCGCATGATTGTGACAGCGAAAATTGAGAAGCTGGAGAACGGAAAACTCGTCTTGAAGCCTGACGTGGATATCAGCCGGTTTCTGGCGCAGAAGCGCCCCCGGCGGGTAGAAGTCCGTCTGGATGATGGACGAACTATTTCCGCAGACCAGCGCCGCAAAATTTTCGCTATTATCCGGGATATCTCTTTGTGGTCAGGGCAGGAGCCGGAAGAACTTCGGCTCTATCTGGAATGGGATTTCTGCTCCCGCTGCCTGCGGGAGTGGTTCTCCCTCTCGGATTGCGATATGACCACGGCCCGGGAGTTTATTACATACCTGATTCAGTTCTGTTTCCACTGGGGCGTGCCCACAAAGGACAGCCTGCTCACCCAGACGGACGATATTGGCAAGTACCTGTATCTCTGCCTTGAAAATCGCCGGTGTGCAATCTGCAACCGGCCAGCAGAGGTGCACCACGTTGACCGTGTGGGCATGGGCCGGGACAGAGAAGCAATCGTCCATGTCGGCCTGAACGCGATTGCCCTTTGTCGGCAGCACCACGAGGAAGCGCACCGCAGAGAAAAGGCCATGTTTGCCGATTACCATATCTACGGCATCAAACTGGATCGGCATTTGTGTAAGGTGCTTTCGCTCAATCAGAAACCGAAAGGGGAGGTGGAGCGTGGCAGCAAATGAGTACGTAAAACTGTGGATTGATGATTATAGACTGCTTCTTGAACCGTACAGCATGGAGGAGCGAGGCCGCATCATCTGGGCGATGATGGACTACAAGGCAGACCGTGTAGAACCGCAGTTTGATGGAAATGAACGCTATGTATGGCCGGCTATAAAAAGCAGGCTGGATGCAGAAATCGCGGTATATAAGCGCAAAGCGGAAATAAACCGCGAAAACGGAGCAAAAGGCGGTAGACCTCCAAAACCCAAAGAAACCCAAGAAAACCGAATGGGTTTTGAGGAATCTACAACGGATGAAAACCCGGAAAAATCAACCGGCCCACCTGATGATACCCCGGAAAGCTACTGGGTCTGGGCTGGTTGCGACAGTATGCTTACGCCCTACATGGCTTCTGAATTTCGGAGTTTGCGAGAAGCTGGCGTGGAAGATGCTTTGGTGGTTGCCACGCTGGAAGAAGCAATGCGCCACCAAGCAAAGCACCCATGGTGCTATGCCAAGCGCCTGCTCGATCAGGCAGCGGCGCAGAAAATCACCACGCTGGAAGCCTGGAAAAAAGTTCACATCACATACAAGGGCAATCGGGTTGACCGAGAAACGCCGAGCGGAAACAACATTCTGGGCCTTACTGACAGCCTTGGACGAATAAAGAGAAGACCGTTTAAAAAACAGGATGTTCCGCAGGGCAAAGGGGGCGATTCCAATGGGGAGTGATGTTCGCCATGTCCGGGGTGAAGCACAGAAGGAACTTGTAAAAAAGTTTGAAGTGTTTTCGAGCAATGGTCGGTCACGCTGGCAGGTCTGGAGCGATTGGATCACCATGAGTGCTATTGCGGTGTCCAATGCGACAGATCAGAGCCACTTTGACGAACGCGAGAAGCAGTACTTATCAATCGCAGGGAAGTACACACGGCCGGAAATGGAAGCATTTACGGAAATGTTTGCCTTGCTGGTCGTGGCGCTGGAAGAAAATTCGAATCAGGACTTCCTTGGCGAACTGTATATGCGTCTGGGGCTTGGAAATGAGCATGCGGGCCAATTCTTTACGCCTTACCACATTTGCGAGGTCATGTCCGCTGTGACAACCCCGACAGAAGAATTCCAGCAGAAAATCGGAGATAGGGGATGGGTTGCGGTCTGTGATCCGACCTGCGGCGCTGGGGCCTTGCTGGTGGCGTTCGCAAACGAATGCAGAAAGAAAGGCATCAATTACCAGACGGATGTGCTGTTTGTGGCGCAGGACATTGACTACATCGTGGGCATGATGTGCTATCTGCAAATGAGTCTGCTTGGAATGCCGGGATACGTCGTCATCGGTGATACGCTTGCAAGCCCGTCTACGTCTTATGACAAAAGGGGGCTGCTTCCAGTTGACAAAGGGAACGTCTGGTATACACCGCTGCTCCGCACGGCAATTTGGCAATATAGAATTTTTGCGGCGCAAATGGATATTTCCACTAGACCGACGAAAAAGAAAAATGTGCCGGATGTACCGAAATCCCAACCACAAAAATCCCCTGAAGCCCCTAGAAAACTCGAGAAACCAAAGAATACGGAAAAGCCAAAAGCCGCTAAAAAGCCGCAAAGAGCGCCGGAACAGGAACCGGTGTTCTCCGAGGGCAAGGGCGGGCAACTTAGCTTTTTCTGATAGGAGGACAATATGGATTCCACCACACACACCACAACCACAGTTGAGTTCGTCGATTGGCGAGCTAAAGCAAAAGCAAAGCTGGAAGCTGAGGACAAGCTGTTCAAGGGCGGTCGTGCCGCAAAGAGCGTGCAGAGTTATGTTCTGCGGACACTGCTTGGCTTTGTAGATCAGGAGCCGCGGTTCGCAGAGGTCGTCTGCAACACGCAGCGCACGTTCTCCGAATGTTGCGCCGCTGTTGTCAACAACGCAGGCGAAGTTCTGTCCGACCTCGAGACCTACCGCCGCGCCGTGCAGTTTTACTTTCCGAATGCCGAGGTTTCGTTCAGCATGAACATCAAACTGACTGGCGCACCGCCTACGGAAGCTGAGATGCAGGCTCCGGCCACCGTCAAACCGGAAGATGCATCCCCCAATGTTCCGAAGCAGGCGGCACCAGTTCACACAACCAAACCTGCGTCCAAAGCAGAAAAGAAGCCGGACGCGAAAAAGCCGGCAAAAAAGAAGAAGGAAACGCCTGCGGAAGACGATATGCAGCTTTCCTTGGATGGGTGGCTCTGATGATTTTAGGATTCAAAGGATTCAAGCCGGGGCTGATTGCTACGCTCGGCGATGGCAGCTACCAGTACCAGCCGGGCGAAGTGAGCAAGACCGAAAAGGCAAAATGCGCCAATGCGGGCTTCCATTACTGTCTGGATCCGCTGGACTGCCTTAACTGGTATGCTTGGGACGGGAAAAACGAGTTCTGGGCTATCGCAGCTGGCGGTGATATCGATGAGGATGACTACCGGACTCGAAGCAGCTGTACCGAAATTGTACCGCTTCGCAGGCTGAAAGAAGACGAGTTCCTTCTTATGCACGCAAATTATGTGCTTGAGCATCCGGCAGAAAAATTTGAAGATTGCTTCAAGAAACCGTTCCATATTGCGTATGGTCAGGGAAAAGAACTGGCTGGCGCACGTGGCGAATGGCTCTGCTTCATCGTCCGGGGAAAAAATGAATTTACCTGCATTGCTCAACCAGTCGATGGGGTGAAGGTTTTGCCCGGGAAAAACTACACGTCGGAGAGTTTGGAGGCGGCACACGATGAAAAAGGCTGAAGAATTAAAACTTTATGCGCCGGAGCCGAAGCGACCAGAGCTGGATGCGGCGCTGTGTATGTCGGTTGCCGAGGGGCAGGGCGTGGGCCGCTACATCAAGGGAAAGGTGCTGACGGTGGCCGTCTGGGACAAAAAGGGAAAGCCGCTGGTCGTGTGGCGCTTTTTCGGGGATTACTGGACGGGGGAGCTTCGTGGGAACGAGAATCCGAAAAAGAGCGAACTTTCGCCGCGTGAAATTGAGGTCAGACCTTGCCAGTGTTTGACATGGAGGACCGAAGTGCCGGCAACAAAGGGAGAGTCGGAGCTTCTGCAAAACTATTTTGATGACCGCAGACCGGGTTATCTGGTCGGCATTGTAGAAGATGCGCTGTCAGCTCATGCCAGAAAGAAGCGTGAAGAGCGTAATGCACGGCAGGCGGCTGAAACCCAGAAACTCTTTGAGAATCTGCCGGAACCGCCAGAGGATTTCGGAAAACAGGTTTTGAAAGTGTGCAGTGATGCGGGCTTTCTCTGGGTCACCAACGACAAGCAGAGCGTAATCGAACCCGGCGGAGTTGAGAAGAAGGTCTCGATTCAGCGGGTAAGGTGCGATTGTTGTGGCGGCGAATATACGCTGTCAGAACTGCTCAAGCACAAGAGCACGGCAGTGTGCGAGTGCTGCGGGGAGAAAATGCAGGTTCGTAATACCCGCTATTCGGTCAAAAGGCTGTGGGCCGCAAGGACATTCCTTTGGAGCAAGCCGCAGGGAGATGGGGTCTGGATTCGCCGCTATCTGGTGTATTTCGATTTCAGCAATCGTCGGGCGGAACTGGAATTTCATGGCCGGGGGATATGGTGGACGGACGGAAAGACCATCAAGCAGTGGAAACGCAGCTGGAGTGAAAAAGAGGAATATATTATGTGCCAGCGCCCGAAGTTATCCGCAATGCTGACGGCCCCCTCTGGTCCGTATCAGCCGTATACATTGGCATCCCATACTGACCAATTTGAGAGTGATGTTCGGAAAGTGCTGAAATCTGAATGGATGTACCAGTACGACAATCATCTCAATTTTCCATGGGAGGTTCGTCAGTGGGAAATCGTGAATCGGTATCCGATGGCCGAAAGCCTTGTGAAAACGGGCTGGGCCGATGCACTGTGCTCTCAGGTGTACGACGAATATGAGCACAGTGCCCGCGTCAATCTTCGCGCAGAGACCTATTACGGTGTGTTTGGCTTAAACCGTCAGGAACTGGCCGTGGTCTCGCAGAGCAAAAAGTCGTTCCGCGAGGTGGATAATGCGCTGGAATGGAAAGAAGCCGGCCTCGCAATCAATGGCAAGAACATGGCAATGACGGCCAACATCCGAAATCTCTCAGGAATGGCCAAGACATTACAGAAAAGCGGAATGACGCGAAGCTTGAAATATCTCCGCCAGCAAACAAGACGAATCACGGGTAGCTACAACGGCCATATCGCACTTAGAGTTGCACAGGATTGGTCGGACTACTTGGACATGGCCGAGAAAGCTGGTATGAATATGCAGCTTGAAAGCGTAATGTTCCCGCTTGACCTGAAACGCCGGCATGATGATCTCGTGCTGGAGCGTAACAAACAGCACCGGATGGAAGTCATGAAAGGCGCGCAACACTCTATCAGAAGGGAAGCGGAACAGCTGGAAAAGCAGTTCCATATCGAAAACATCTACAAGAAAATCCGTAAAATCTACGAGTACGATGGAGCGGAGTACATTATTCGGGTGCCAGAGGGCGCAAAGGACATTTTGCAGGAGAGTAAGTTCCTTGACCACTGCATCCAGCGTGGAACTAGGTACTTTGAGCGTATTTCTGTTCGGGAAAGCTACATTTTCTTCCTGCGAAAGAAGTCTGACCCCAATACGCCGTGGTACACCTTGGAGGTGGAGCCGGGCGGTACAGTTCGGCAGAAGCGCAGCTATAACAACGACCAGTATGCAGATCTGGAAGATGCCAAGCCATTCATCGAGAAATGGCAGCAGGTGGTGCAGGGGCGCATGACAGCATCGGAAATTTCTTTTGCAAAGCAGTCCAAAGAAATCCGTGCACAGGAGTTTGCAGAGTTAAAGGAAAACGGAAACATTATTCGCACAGGCGCGAATGCCGGTAAGTTGCTGGTTGACGAACTGATGCACGACCTGATGGAGGTGGAAAAGCGTGTTGGCTAAAATCGAACTTTCCCTTGCGCCGTCTAAGGCAAAAGGGCTCTCGGAAGATGAACGCTTAGAGTTGGGACGGCTGCTCTTGAAAGCGGGGTATCGGGTTGACATCGTGCGCCGCCGTCCAAACGCCAACCCGGGCACCCAGTACGAGTACTATATGATTCTGGACAAGGGGGATAGCAATGCCTGATACCCGCAAAGGACACAACCCCAGCGGTGCGCCGGACCCAACCCGGGCGCGTGCTGAAAATAATATCCAGAAGGACGAGAAACGGGTGCATGATCTTATTCACGTTCTGCGGTATGTGGCAGATGCCGCAGGGTTTGAGATTGCAGAGCGCATTGTCCTGATCGACAGCCAGTCGGGGAGGATCTATCGGTGAACAGAACAAAAAACGAATTGGCGGATTACGCATGGAATCCTGTAACAGGATGTCTGAAAGACTGCCGATATTGCTACGCAAAAAAGAGCGCTTTACGCTTTGCCAGCGACTGGAGACGAAATCTTGCAGAACGTCCGAAGGTTCAGCAGGTCGGAGCGAACCTCTTTGAGCTGGACGCTCCATGGGAAACCACAAATAACCGCTTTCTGAACAACCCAACCGGATTTATGCCCACGATACATAAGTATCGCATGGATTGGCCACAAAAGGTCAAAGTGGGCTCAACCATCATGGTATGCACGGACGGCGACTTGTTTGGTCCGTGGGTGCCGGAAGATTGGATTCTTCAGGTATTCACTGCGGCCGAAATGGCACCCCAGCACCAGTACATTTTCTTGACGCAGTACCCGGTGAGATATCAGAACCTTGCAAACCATGGGGCACTTCCACAGAAAAACAATTTCTGGTACGGCTCTACCGCAACGATTCTGTCAGACAGCGTGTGGGCAAACGAAAAGTATAATACGTTCGTAGCCATAGAGCCGCTTCTCGGACCGTTTGAAGGCGATGCAACAAAAACGTTCCGAAAGCTGAAATGGGCAGTTATTGGAGCGGAAACAGGCCAAAATGCCGGAAAGGTTATTCCAAAGGCTGGATGGATACAGGATATTCTGACATCGGCAGATGCAGCTGGAACGCCGGTGTTCATGCGAAGCAGCATGGAAAACGTGGTTGGCGTTCAGAGTATGCGGCGAGAGAAGCCGCAGCCCCTCCTTCAGAGAATTCCATCTGATGTGCAGAAAAGTCGTTTGTGGGAGCACTGCACGGTCTGTGGCAAATACCAGCCCATGAAAGAAATGTACGCCCTGCTCCTGCGCAGAAAGCGTGGTGATAACCCGGAGCGGGTGGCTTATATGTGCCCTGAATGCTATGTGAAATTCAGCATGAAGCACTTTGAGAAAGGAGAAAAGGAAGATGAAGTTTGAGCGAAGCGAACTTGGAGCGCTGTTTTCCAAGTTGCGCACGGCGGTGCCGGAGGTTCGGGCGGTGGGCGCCGATGATGCAGGAATCCTGTTGAGCGGCTCCAATGCATACGCCACCAATCTGGAACTGAGCGTCCGTGCTGGTCTGTCCAAGCCGGTTGAGCAGGATGTGGTGGTTCCACCGCGCGGTGTTGATTTTATCAGCGGCACGGTAGCACCGGAAATCAGCATCGAGGCCGATAAAGGAATCCTTACCGTGAAATCCGGCACGGCCAGGGCACGCCTGAACACAACGCCGGCAGAGAACTACCCGGAGTTTTCTGGCCCGGGCAATGATGCAAAGCGGTGTATCGTGGGGGCCAACGATTTAAGCTGGGCAATCTCCAAAGTCCTCTATGCGGTGTCGAAGGACGAAAAACACCCTGCGCACCGTGGCCTGTGCTTCTCTCGGAAAGGCGAGGATGTGCTGGAAATCTGTGCGCTGGATGGATATCGGATGGCGATTGCCAGAATCAATTGCACAGCTGATGGTGATTTTCGCTTTACGCTTCCTGCGGCCACGGCAAAGGCAGTTGATACGCTTTCTATGGATGGTAGCGTGGAAATTGTGCGTGACCGGAAAAAGGCTGTTTTCAGTGACAGCAATTTCGAGGTGAAGTCCCGCCTGATTGCGGAACCGTTCCTGGACTATGGTAAGGTTGTGACCCAGAGAAATGAAGGAACCCGAATTGCGCTTGACAGAAAAGAACTGCTGGGCGTTCTGGGTCGCGTCAAGCTGGCCCGGTCTGCAGACGCAAAGGAAAAGAGCGTTCTGGTAATGGACTTGGAGCCCGGCGGCACAGGCAGAGCATCAATGCGTAGCACAATCGCGCAAATGAATGAGGAGTTTTCCTTTAGCGGAAAGTTGGAAGACCCCTTGCGAATCGGCTTCAACCTTGAATTTCTGAGCGAGGCTTTGAAGTCGATGGAAGAGGACGAAGTCAGCGCATGGGTAGTTGGGCCACTGTCCCCTGTAAAGCTGATTGAACCGCAGTATGAAGCGCTGGTGCTTCCCGTTAAGGTAAGGGGTGAAGCATGATGCAGGATAGAACTTTTCGCGGGCAGTCTGCAGATGGCGTTTGGCATGAAGGATTCCTGATTCGCTCCCCAGGTGTGAAAAACAGCCGCCCGGGCGAGGGCTGGTACATCAATTCTGAGAAAGAGCCGGCATACGCCCATCTGGTCAAGCCTTTTACGATCGGTATGAACACAACTCTGACGGACGGAAACGGGGTACCTGTTTTTGAGGGGGACATTTTGAAAGACGATCGATGCGGAAAAGATGTGATTTTTGCCGTAAGATACGGCGAATACATCGACTACGGCGTAGGCCATATTGGTTTCTACGCGGAATTTTCGGAGAACCGAAAGGAGTTTGTCGAGCATGGTCTTGCAAGCCTGGTTCTGACCGCAAAGGTGGTTGGAAATGTAGTGGACACGCCGGAGCTGATGGGCATGAGCACTGGAAAGGAGTAGTAACATGAAGTGGATTGAGACGATTACCCCGAAACAGGCAGCTGAAGAGCTGGGAGTACCTTATCACGGCTGGATGAGGGAGATGGATCGGGCATGGATCAGCGAAGATCAGAAGTACAGCGTGATGTCTCGTTTGCTCCGCACGGAATGGGGCAAGGTCGAACACGTCACGATTACGGCGGCAGAGGGCGTTGGCCGGAGTGACGGCAGCGGGGATATCCCGTGGGCCGTCAAGATGGAAATTAAAAACGACCTGTTCGGCGAGAAGCGAGTTGCCGTCGAAGTGTTCCCAACGCAGGACCGGCTGGTGGACGTCTGCGACTGCTATCACCTCTGGGTGTTTGAGAAAGGCTTCCAGCTTCCGTTCGGCATCCACCCGCGCGATAAGAAAACGGTGACGGTCAATCGCGGCAGTACCAGAGTTCGGGCCATTGACGGCGCAGGACGCGAACACAGCATCAAAGAGCTGCTGGAAGAGAATGGTGCGGCGGACGTTCCTAAACAGGCATATGCACAGGCTATGGCCGGGTATATGATGAAAAATCTTCTGGGAGGGTGATGCAAAATGCGGCTTTGGATTGTGCTGGTGGTTCTGGCGGTGATGGCTGCACTTCTGATTTATGCGGCGTGCTGCGTGGATGGTGATATAGACCGCCAGAGCGAAGCGCACCCGCCGAAACCAGAGAAAGGACGAGACGATGGCAAAGTATGAGATGCTTATCACTGCATCCGGGAAACGTGGCTCTGCACTCCTGCCGTGCGTTGTTGTCGATGAAAAGGGCATTAAGCGTGCTGCTGTACGAGCTAAGGCGATGGCCAGAGCTTGCTACCCGGAGTATGAAAAATTCAATGTGGTGAAGATGAAGGTGATTTCAGATGAATGAAAAGGGATTGATGGAACAGTCGAACGCAGCGATTAAAGCGGCGCTGGAGCTGTACGCGGCTGACCATGGGAAGTTGAACGATGGTGACAGCTTTACGACAAAGCTCAATAACTGTGTGCTCACCATTTCGCTGAAAGATGGGAGCTTGGACGTACAGTTTGACCCGGACGCAGACGTCGCGGTGGACACCCCGTACACACTGGACATGAAGCTCGACATTTATGAGGAGGAAGACAATGGATGAGTACATCAACCGTGAGGACGTATTGAAATGCCTGGAGTATAACACGATTCAGAAGCCGAGTGCGAATGATGTTGTTTCTGCAACTCTCCGGGTAGCGCGGGAAAAGGTCGAGAAACTTCCTGTTGCACAGGAAGGAGCGCTACTTTCTTTCTGGCGCGACCCCGACAAGGATCCTCCGAAAGTTGAGACGGAAGTGCTAATTCTGTTTGAAACAGCCTGCGGCGGATATGGGATTACGACGGCCCACTACGAAGATGGCACTGTTTTGTCCGAAAAAAGCAAGTTCTACTGGGAAGAGATTTTCGAGTGGGGCACCTATGATGAAGAGCATGACGATTATCTCATCCCCAAAGGCTGGTGGGAATATCGTTATTTCAACCCGGAGGATGTTTACAACAATCGTGTTGATTCTCCTGTGGTTGGGTGGATGCCTTTGCCGCCGAAGGAGGTAGTGAAAAAATGAGAACGCTTAACGCTGACCAGCTGAAAGCTGTGCTGAGCATGGAAAGTTCACTGGGACATATTCACACGCTGGCAGATGTCGAAAACACGATTGATTATCTTGCCAAAGAAGAACCGGAAGCCGTAGCCGGTGTAGAAAAATTCAACATTTTCGATACCATGTGGTCGAGGAAAATTCAGGCGGCGTTTCCGCAGTCGTTCGTGAATATGCAAAACGAACTTGTTTTCAGTCTGAGAACTGATTCCGGCTTCAGCCTGAAAGATGTGACCAACGAAACCCAGCTGAAAGCAAAAATTTTGGAGTGGCTTACGCGGACTGCAATTAAAGCAGTCTCGCCCAAGGAAAGAAAACTCCACTTTGAGGGCATCAACAAGCTGCTGGGTACGAATTTTACGTTGGAGGAAATGACGGACATCTATACATATCTCGGAAATGGAATCAATCACGACCTTTGCGTGAAGTTTGTGGAGAGCGGCTACGATATGACGATGATTCAAAAAGAAGGGTAAGCAAATGGATAAGCAAAAGATTAAGAGTGTTCCGAGGCTGACGACCGACAACCCGGTGGACAATTTTCAGACTGCCCTCAACTTTACTGACGTCAGCGAGGACGGCTGGGTATGGCTGCGGCAACCTGAAATAGCGCTGACCGAGTACGCGCGGCAGCTCGTCAAGGGCCATGGCAGCAACATCGATTTGAACTGCAACGATATGGAACTCTCCGAAAGCCTGACCGATCACCTCTTTGACGACCCAAAGCAGAGCATCGATGGCCTGATTGCAGAGCATTACACGATTTTGTGGGCTTATGCGACCCTGCGGGAAAAGCTCAAATGGTACGAGGATGCGGGCATCCCGGCCATTCCTGATTATGGCCTGAGCACCATCCGGCGGGCGATCAATCGGTACGGCACCGCCCCTCAGCTCCAGATGGCGATCAAGGAAATGTCGGAGCTCACGAAGGCAATCTGCAATCTCCAGCGGGCCGTGACCTTCAACTACCGCAACGGTGCGAAGATCAAGGTCGCCCATGAGAGCGTCAGGGAAGAAATCGCGGACGTCTACATCATGCTGGCGCAGCTCGTTGAGATCGTCGGCAAGCCGGAAGAGGTACAGCAGATCGTTCTTGAAAAGCTCGAACAGCTCAAAGGCGACCTGGACGGCGGGCAGGAAAGGAGTGAATAAGGGTGCCGTGCTATGAGGTCGCAATCGAAGCAAGAAAAATTGATACGGCAGAAAAATGTATGTTTTCTGCATGGATTCGTGGAGAAAACACTCCGAAAGCCGTAGAAGAAGCCTTGCAGAAAGTAGCTTATGAACACCCCAATTTTGGAATGCTGCGCCCGGTATGCGTAGAAGAGCAAAAACTGGTAGCAGCGTATTGGCAGAGCACATCGGCACCTCGCCGGCAGTGGAAAATAGTTCATAAGTATAAAGTGGAATATAGATCCCCAGTGAGTAAGGAACTGCTCAAAAAATCTTATGTGTGGGCAGTATCCGCAGAAGAAGCTGTGGGCTATGCAAAAGAGAACGTTGGAATTTCGGGACTTATAGTGAATGCGGAGGAATCTAATGAATCTGATTCGTGAAATTTTCTTTAGTCCGATGGTCGTGGATGCGGCCGGAATCATCCTGATTGTGGCTGCATTGCCTATGGTAGGTTGGTCTTGGGCTGTAAGCCACATGGCTGGGCCGAAGGTCAAAAATGCAAAGGAGGGCACATGAAAGCACATCTGGCGTTCCTGTGCAATGGCCGGTGTCAGTGGTGCAAAAGCCGTTGGGACTGCGGCAAAGCGAGAAGATTCCTAGCAAAAATTTTCGGGTGCAAAGATTGGAGATGGCAAAACAGATGAAGAACATTCGCCAGCAGCGGGCTGATGAACGGGATAAGGCGGCGCAGATCTTCACTTGGTGTATGGTGGTGGCTATGCACCAGGAAGAGGGCATTGGAGCCACACGCTTGGAGCGGGCCTGTAATGAGATGCACGAGTTTCAGCAGCGGTATAGGACAAAAATCCTGACCGAGAACCGCAAGAGTGCAACGGATGCCATGCGGGAGGACTTGAAAGGCATCTGTGATTTTGAGGTCCGGCTTCCGCAGACCAAGGCTCCGCGCAACCGCAGGGAAGAGCAGCTCCGCATGGCCCAGAACGAGGGCGCAGAGATCGCCTGGCTGGTCATGGCGGCAACAACGCACCTGACCTTCGGATTCGGCAAGGAACGGCTTGCCCGCTTGAAGCAGGAAACGCTGGATAACTACCGGCAGTACATCGGATGGGTAGAGCAGGACGGCGAAGCCTATGCAATGGAACTGCTTCGCCGCTGTTCGGAACAGGCTTTGCAGGAAGAACTCAAAATCAACGATATGCGGGAAAGCAAAGATCATATCCTGCCCGGCGGCTCCGCAGAAGCCCAGAGGGCAGATATGCTGCGGGCAATGGAGGCCGTATCGGCTAAGATGGCAGCAGAGCGCGGCATTACCCGCCAGCCACTGGCCGTTTTGAGCCAGAGTGAAATTTCCCGCCGCATGAGCGCAATTTGAGCAAACAAAAAGAGGACTGCTTGCGCAATCCCCCGAGAAAAGCAATTCTATTATACCTAAATTGATGGATTTTGGCAACGTAGAACAGGAGGATGCGCAAAATGACTATCCCGGAAGATATGATGGTGTTCATCGAAGAAACTGCCCGCAAAGCTGCCCGCGAGGGTGCAAAGGAAGTTGTGGCCGAGCAGGCCCGTAAAGCCGCAGGCCGGTGTGACCGCCGGTTGCGGAACACGAAGTTGCTCCTGAAGAACTACCGGATGTTCAAAAAACATTGCACGGGTGCGGTCTATACGGACGAGGCTGGCGAACATGATGGTCAGGAGGAAGAAACCGCACTGGAACTGCTGGACATGATGCTCCAGCGGAACAATGCCATTACGGTTGAATCCATCCGCAACAGCTGCCGGCGCACTAAGATCATGATTCGCCATATCGATGCAATGCTTGGCCTGTACGAAACCTACTGCGCCCAGAGCGACAATGAAGCTCTGAAGCGGGGCCTGCGCATCATCAAGGCCATGTACATTGACGAGACCGCCAAGCCTGTGGAGCAGATCGCGATGCAGGAAAACGTGAGCGCCCGGCAGGTTTACCGTGACCATGATGCAGCGGTGGATAAAATCTCGATGCTGATGTTTGGCATTGATGCCTTGGAGATGTCTTAGTCCGATGTCAAAAAGATGTCATGGACGTGTCACAGCAAAAGTGGTACAATGATACCGTAAAATTCTAATCATAGCGCATTGCCCGCCCGGTTTCGCCACCGGGCGGGTATTTTTATGCCCGGAAAGGAGGAAAGATACCGCCGCTCCCCAATTTGTCCCGCCACGCCAGCGGGGAAAGCAAAGAAGGGAGAAAAGATGAATCAGCAAGTAGTGTATCAGGATATTTCACAGATCCATCCCTATGAAAATAACCCCAGAAACAACGAAGCTGCCATTGAGCCGGTGGCCCAGAGCATCAAAGAGTTTGGCTTCCGGGTGCCCATCTTGATTGATGGGAAAGGAACCATCATTGCCGGACACACTCGCTATGAGGCCGCAAAAAGGCTGGGCATGGACAAAGTGCCCTGCATCCGGGTCGATGACCTGACGGATGCGCAGATTAAGGCCTACCGCATTGCAGACAACAAGGTGGCAGAGGCATCCTCTTGGAATGATGATGTGCTCCGCGCCGAAATGGATGCGCTGCAGGCGCTGGATGTAGATCTGAGCAGCACTGGCTTCAGCGAAGTGGAACTTGATGGTCTGCTCCGGGATGTGGACGATTCTGATTTTGAGGAGTTTTTCACGGAGCCTGCCCAACAGCCGCCCAAAGCGACCGATACAGGCCCGGACCCCGAAAGCCGGCAATCTGGACAGCCTGCACCTTTTCAGCCCGCTACGGCGCAACAGAGCGGCTCTAAGCTTATCCAGTGCCCGCACTGCGGAGAATGGTTTGAAACATGAGGCTGTGTTTGGCGGGAACATTCCCGTCAGAGAAAATCGTGCGGGAAAACAGGCCGGAGTATGTTCTGGAGAGCTTTTTCTATATCAAGCCGTGGCAGGTCGAGGAAATGCCGAAGTGGAAGATGTTCCTGCTCGACAGCGGGGCATTCACGTTTATGCACGGGGTAGAGGCTTCATCAAAGCCAGTGGATTGGGACGGGTACCTGAGCAGGTATATCGACTTCATCAACCGCCACAACGTGCAACACTTCTTCGAGTTGGACGTAGATATCATCGTAGGTTATGATGCGGTAAAGCGCATGAGAACCCGCCTTGAAGCCGAAACGGGCAAGCAGAGCATTCCCGTTTGGCACCGCTCCCGCGGCCTTGACGAGTTCAAGAGCCTGTGCAGGGACTATCCCTATATCGGCATCGGCGGCTTCGCAATCAAGCACATCCAGCCCAGCGAGTACGGCTACATCAAACGGCTGGTGCAGTATGCGAACGCCTGCGGGGTGCGGGTGCACGGCCTGGGCTACACCAAAAAGGATGCAGTTGACTTTGGATTTTATAGCGTGGACAGCACCACATGGACTACGCAGGTCAATTTTGGCGGCTTGTCCTACTTCAACGGCTCAGAAATGGTTGTGGTCAGGCCCCCGAAGGGTATGATAGGCGCAGACTATCGGATTCGCCGGGAATATGCGCTGAAAGAGTGGATCAAATACCAGAAGTACCTTGATACGAAAGGAAAATGGCGTGGATAAAGATATCGTATACCGCGTTGAGGATGGAATGGACAGAGAAAAAATTCTCTGCACCACCTACCAGATGCGGAATTTTTATATGCAGTTCAGGGATGGCTTCTTTACCAACCTGGACGTGATGAACTATATCCAGCACCTTGCCGCCGCCCACATGGCGAAAAAGGGCATGAACGTGCTGGATGTGTGCTGCGGCCGCTCTCTGATGCTCCCGCTGCTGCGCTACTACGCAAAGGATATTGCATCCTATACCGGCGTAGATATCAGCAAAGCGAACATCAAAGAGGCTATGCGCGGCGCAACCGCAAAGAACCTTGAGCCTAAAGACCTGACTTCCTACTATCCGTTCCGGGTGGGTTGGAAGCTGGGCAACGTTGCTGAGATGTCGAAAGTCATCCCGGCAGGGTTTGCCGATTTTGTGATTTACACCTCTGCCATTGAGCATATGCACCCTACGGACGGCGCAAAAAGCCTTGCAGAATGCTACAAGGTGATGAAGCCGGGTGCAAAAATGTTTCTCTCCTGCCCGAATACCCCGGGCAATGGGTATCAGACCCAGTACCGCGCCCACGTCTATGAGTGGGGTTACGATGAGCTGAAAAGCAAGCTGGCCGAAATCGGATTCAGCATTGTGCAGGAAGTGGGCCTAGTCACCAGCGTCCGGGAAATGGACGAGTTCTATTCCAAGCAGGAGCCGGCACTGCGGGACTTCTACACCCGCATGAAAGCCTATGTCCCGTCTGCATTCCTCACAGCCTTTATGGCGATTCCGTTCCCGCGTGAGGCAAAAGAACTGCTGTTCATCGTTCAGAAGCCGAAAGGAGAAGAAAACAATGGCTAAGTTTGAAAATCGCTACGGCGTGCGAAAAATCGTCTACAAGCAGAAATGCCGGTGCTTCTGCCCCATCGGGAAGGCAGACTACACCAATGAATTTACCGTGACCATGGAGCCAGCAGAGATTATCCCGGACTACTGCGAGATCGACAAGTTCATCCGCGAATGTCTGGAAGGTGAAAGCCTGGTCATCGAGGAAGCGGCCAGCAAGCTGAAGAAAAAGCTGGTTGAGGAAGTGCACCCCAGCTGGATCATGGTCGAATCCGCGGTGAATGACGCACCCCACGGTAATGTGGTCGTTATGGTATGAGGGGGACAGTGAACATGAAAAACACCAAAGCCCTCTGCCAAACTGCAGTTGTCGCGGCTCTGTATGTCGCATTAACTACCCTGAACCCGCTGTCCTGGGGAGCCATGCAGTTCCGCGTGGCCAATATGCTGTGTGCGCTCCCGTTCAAGGATAAACGGTATGCCCCGGCGGTGCTGCTGGGAATTGCAATCGCAAACGCAACGAGTCCTTTCGGCCCGGTCGATGTGCTCTTTGGTCTGCTGGCTGAGGGAACTGCATACGCACTGGTGGTCTGGGGGCCGTGGAAAAAGCTGGGGATTCTGTGGAAAGCCGTTATCCTCTCCCTGTCCGTGGCTCTGTTCATCGGTGTGGAGCTGTCTATGATGGTCGGCGCGCCGTTATGGCTGACAAGTGCTGGCCTGTTCGCGGGCACATTCCTGGCCGTGGAACTGGGAAACTTGACGATCTCTAAAACCGCTCTCGCAAAGGTCGTGTGAGAGGGGGGCGCGGCGCCGGCTCTACAAAGGGCCGGCGCTTTTTCTTCGGAACAACACAACAGCCCGGGTAGATACCGGGACAGAAAATGAAGAAGGATAGTGGTGGCGATGTAGATGGAAAAGCGAGATAAGGCGTTCACCCTTTATAAGAAAGGGATGGGATGCACCGAAATCGCAAAGAAGCTGGACGTATCGCCGAACACTGTGAAATCGTGGAAGAAGCGCTATTGGGATGCACAAAAGGGTGCACCCAAGAAACGCACCCCGCCGCACCCCAAGGGTGCATCTTCCAAATGCACCCAGAAAGCCCCGCAGGATGGCAAGCCAAAGCCGGGCGCACCGCTGGGTAATGTCAATGCAGTTGGCAACCATGGAGGCGCGCCGCCGGGTAACCAGAATGCCTTGAAACACGGTGGCTGGTCTGCGGTGATGTTTGGCTCTTTTTCAGAGGAAAACCAAAAAGCCATTCAGGACTGCACGAAGGATGTGGATGCAGAAGATCTGCTGATACAGGAACTTCAACTGCTGACTGCCCGGGAGGCTTTTCTGCTTCAGCGCATTTCCGCAGTCCAGGAAAAGAAGCAGCACATCCAGTCGGTGCACACATCCAAGTCCAGCCGGTCGTTTACCCGCTTGGATGAGGATAAGGAAAAAGAGACCCACGACAAGGAGGTCTACATTGAGCGGATAGATGCCAAAGTCAGTCGGGAAGAAAGGCTCCCCGGCACCACCGTAGAAACATCAACCACCGTTGAATCAAGCTACCTTATCGTGGAACGCTTAGAGCGGCTATTGACCGATGTACAGCGCCAGAAGTCCAAGGTGATACAACAGCTTGCCGACCTGCGCAGAATGAGTAACAGCGGCAAGAATGAGCTGGTAGACGATTGGGTTGCGGCCGTTGAAGCCGCGGATGCGGAATCGGAGGGTGCAGACGATGGCGATGAAGCAACGTGAAGTCTTTGCCCGGCGGGTGCCCTTATACCGCAAAAATCCCTGCAAATTCTTTGCGGAGGTGACTGGCTTTGCGCCTGATCCGTGGCAGAAAGAAGCTGCCACGGCCATTGCGCAGCATCGCAAGGTATCTATCCGCTCTGGGCAGGGCGTTGGCAAAACCGCCTTTGAAGCGAACCTGGTCCTCTGGTTCCTTTCCTGCTTCCCGTATCCCCGCGTGGTATGCACGGCACCGACCCGCCAGCAGCTGAACGATGTCCTCTGGGCCGAAATCGCCAAGTGGCAGGAACGCAGCCCCATCTTGCAGGCTATGCTTGTTTGGACAAAGACCCGCGTTTACATGAGAGGGCATGAGAAGCGCTGGTTCGCTGTGGCCCGCACAGCCACTAAGCCGGAGAATATGCAGGGCTTCCACGAAGACAATATGCTTTTCGTGGTGGACGAAGCATCCGGCGTTGCTGACCCCATCATGGAGGCTATACAGGGTACGCTGTCCGGTGACAATAACCGCTTGCTGATGTGCGGAAACCCAACGCAGAATACTGGCACATTTCACGATTCGCACACCGTGGATGCCCAGTCCTACTATTGCATGAAGGTGTCCAGCCGGGACAGCCCCCGCACCAACAAGCAGAACATTGCCGATCTGGAACGAAAGTTCGGCAAAAACAGCAATGTCGTGCGCGTCCGTGTGGATGGCGAGTTCCCGGAGAATGAGGACGATGTCTTTATTCCGATGGCGCTGGCCGCTAAAGCTGTCAACGCTGAACCGCTGGAGCACAATGTTCCTGCCCGGATCTCCATCGGGTGTGACGTGGCCCGCTTCGGCAACGATGATACGGCCATTGCACAGAACATTGATGGAGATATCCAAAAGCTGGTCACGCGCCACGGTCAAGACCTGTACGCTACGGCAGATGATATCATTGCGATATATAAAGCCCTGCGTGCAGCGTATCCGCAGTACCGCGGCCTGATTTATGCGGTCATTGATGACACCGGCGTTGGCGGCGGCGTGACCGACATTCTCAATCGAGAAAAGATTCGGCAGAAGCTAACCAAGCTGATGGTCGTGCCGGTGAACTTTTCCAGCGCCGTGCCGGACAAGGAAGCCGCCGGGCGCTATTCAGATATCGCAACGTGGATGTGGGCAGTCCTACGGGATATGGCCACAGCGGGCACCCTGCATATCCCGAACGATTCAACCCTGATAGGACAACTTACCACCCGTAAATACATCTTCAGTGGCGCACCTGCAAAGCTGAAACTTGAAAGCAAGGATGCCTTGAAAAAGCGCGGCCTGACCAGCCCTGACCGCGCTGATGCGGTAGCTCTTGCGCTGTATGAGGGCGGCATCTTTGATGTGCGCAGTCTGATATGATAGCCGGAAAGGAGAAAAGGTGAAAAAAGTTATTGCCGGTAAAATCAAACCACAACTTCGCCTCGATGGCTATTACAACGTCCTGAACAAGTATGGCACCCAGCACGATAGCACCGAGTATTACCAGTGGGCAACTGGTGCTGCTGTGACAGACGCGGAACTGGCCGACCTTTATGCAGGAAATGGTCTGTTTTCGACCATCATTGATGCCCCAGCGGATGATGCCACCAAGAATGGCATTGACCTGGGTATCAAGGATAAAGACCTGCAAAAGCGGCTGGATGACCACCTGCAGACCATTCACTACCAAAGCAAACTTGCAAAGGCGCTGAAATGGGCGCGTCTTTTCGGTGGCTCCGCTGTTGTTATGCTGGTGGACGATGGCAGACTTCTTCAGGACCCGCTGAACTGGCGGGATGTTCACGGCGTGGCAGAATTGCTGGTTTACGGCCGCAACGAGGTGTCCCCGCTGTGGATCAACGGCTACGAGAATAACCCTGACGATGAAAACTACCGCAAGGGCGGCACGGGCATCCCGGAGTTTTACCAGGTGAACAGCGTGTACGGCAGTTATGTGGTGCATTCTTCCCGCTGCCTGATATTCCATAACGGGGAGATCCCCGAAGGCTCCACGATGGCCAACCTCTACCGTACATGGGGCATTCCGGAGTATATGCGCATCCGTGAAGAACTGCGGAATGCCAGCATCGGCCCGGGCTACTCCATTCGACTGCTGGAACGGCTGTCGATGGTAACATACAAAATGAAGAACCTTGCCAACGTTCTGTCTACGGCAGACGGTGATGATACGGTGCTTCAGCGTATGGAAATGCTTGACCTTGCCCGCAATCTGCTGAACATGGTCTTTATTGATGCAGATGGCGAGGATGTGGGCATTCAATCCCTGTCGGTGGCTGGTGTTAAGGACATTCTGGACAATGCCTGCGCAATGCTGTCTGCTGTGAGCCATATCCCGCAGACTAGGCTCTTTGGCCGTTCCCCAGCGGGTGAAAATGCCACCGGCGAAGGGGACATGGAGAACTATAAGGAAGCCGTGTCCGGCATCCAGTCTGGCGACCTCCGGGACAACACCCGCACGCTGGTCGAACTGATTCTGCGCGGAATGGTGTGGAACGGCGAAATCAAAGAGGTGCCGGAGTACACTATCACCTACAAGAGCGCATGGAGCCTGTCTGATGATGAAAAGGCTACGCAGGACCAGGCGAATGCCGCGGCCCAGCTTACCAGAGCACAGACTGTATCTACATACGTTACGGCTGGTATTTTGGAAATTCCCGAGGTTCGCCAGTCCTTGGCGCAGGATGAACAGTTTGACCCTGAAAACATCATCACAGAAGCAGATGTCAATCAGGACTGGGGCTTGGGTGGGGCTGACGTTCCCCAGCCGACCAATCCGCAGAACCCGCCTGCGGCAGGCAACCTGGTTACGGATGAAGGAGAATGCGGTTATGTTGCCGGCTTTGTCTTGAACGATGGGAAAATCCTCTGCGGACAACGTTCTGATGGGCAAGGCTGGTGCGGCCCTGGCGGTCACATCGAACCCGGAGAAACACCTAGCGTGGCATTCCGCCGGGAAGCAAAGGAAGAGTTCAATATTGACGTGGGAGATATTACCTATCTCGGCAACTGCAAGGGCAAGCCGGATGAGGTGCTTCCCGTTCAGATCTATCTCGTCAATGGCTTCGATGGCGTTCCTCGGTGTGACCAAAAGGAGATGTTCACGGCTACATGGATGCCCCCTGAACAGATTTTGAAGCAGGATGTACCCGGCGGGCTTGTGTTTGAACCGTTTCTCAGAAGCGTGAAAGAATACCTTGACCGGCTGGGCATTACACTGGATGATTTTGACGAGAGCAAGCACAACCGCGATGAAGATGGAAAGTTCTCCAGTTCTGGCGGTTCTACATCATCAAAAGATGTATCGAGCGAGGAAAATTCATCAAAAGACTTGAATGATTCTCAAAGTTATGCTAAAATAAATTTTAACGCAGTTTCGGCAAAAGGCGCGAACACTTTCAAGGTGAAAGGTTTCCCCAACAAGCAGAAGCTGAACAACCACTGGCAGAATGGAAGGACCCACGCCGCTGAGTACGCTCCCGATGGCATTACGACAAAGGAGCAGTACGAAAAGCGGGCGGTTCAACTTTTGGAAAGCCCGTGCGGAAACGGCATAAAAGGCTACAAGACAAAAGATGGCCTTGTGTGCCGGTATGACGCGAAGAAAAATGACTTTGCAAAAGGTTCCCCAGAGAAGGGCGTAAGAACGATGTTCAAGCCTGACGATGGGGAAGATTACTATAAACGTCAGCTTGAATTAGAAGGAATCGAAGATGACTGAGAAAATCCTCTGCCCGGTATGTGGGCAGCATAGCTTTGATGAAGACAACGATTTTGAGGAATGCCCCGTGTGCGGCTGGGTAAATGATGGCGTGCAGAGAGCGGATCCTGATTATCGCGGCGGTTATAACCGTATCAGCCTGAACGAAGCTAAAAAGAAGTTTGCCGAAGGCAAAAAGGTGTTTGACTAAAATATTGGCGTTGAGAGCCTTTGCAGGTGACGTGAAAGCGTCCCTCGCGAAGGCTCTTTTTGTTTGCAGTCATAGCTCAGTTGGTAGAGCGCCTGCCCTCCAAGCAGGATGCCGCGGGTTCAAGCCCCGTTGACTGCTCCATATCGAGGGTTGGCCAAGTTGGATAAGGCATGGGCCTTTGACTCCCAGACCGCCGGTTCGAGCCCGGTACCCTCGGCTTTTACGCTGGTGTAGCTCAATAGGACAGAGCAGGCGATTTGTAACCGTCAGGCTGTGGGTTCAATCCCCACCTCCAGCACCACCCGCCGTACACCGTAATCGGCACCTCGATGGCATGAGGGAGCACCGACCCTGCTCCCAACAGACCGCTGCGAAGTGTTCCGGCCTGTTCCATGACAGAGCCGGCGCGGAGCCATAAACCGCGTTCCTTCCGCTTCGCACTTGGACGGATGCGCACTGTAAGCAAAAGGTCAAAAATTCAAGCGCTGCATGCCATAAGAACAAAGACCCTGCATCAAGGTGGAGATGCAGGGTCTTTTTGATGCCTGCAAAGGGAAAATGGTTCCCGGAAAGATAAAGAGGTGGATATGCCTGTGAAGAATAATGGGCCCGGCATGACCGGGCGCTCTTCAATGATGAAAAAATCAAAGATCGAGCCGGAGTATCCGCAGTGGGCAGAAAGCAAGATGCGCGCAATCGAAAATCGGCGGTTGAAAGAACTGCAGAAGATTGTGCGAGAATCCATGCCTGAAATTCTGGTTATCGTTGCGGAAGAACAGAAAACCGGCTCCGACAGCATCAGACATGATGGATACAGCGACATGGTTCGCCGCATCCAGAACAGGTTCCGCATTATGCGTGACCGGCTCAGTCGGCGGCTGAAAACCGATCCGTTGGAACGGGATGTTCGCCGGTGCGCTGACTACACCGACCGGCGGCAACTCAAAGAATGGCAGCGCAGCGTGCGCGCCACGCTGGGAGTGGATATCCATGACGACTTCTTTCTCGGTGAAAGATACGACCTGATGCTTAAAAGATGGGTTGAGCAAAATGTCAGCTTCATTACCAGCATTGAAAGCGACTGCTTCGATGATATGGAGAACGTCATTATTGAGGGTTTTGCAAAAGGCCGCACCCCGGCGGCGATTTCCAATGAAATTCAACGCCGCTTTGATGTGACCAAGTCGAAAGCCAATCTTCTTGCGCGTGACCAGGTGGGCACCCTGAGCGCGAATCTGACCCGCACAAGGCAGGAATCCGCTGGGGTAGAGGAATATATCTGGAGTTCATCAGGTGATGAACGTGTGCGCGAATGCCACCGTGAACTTGATGGCCAGAAATTCCGTTATGACGATCCGCCGGCCATGTGGTACATGACAAAGCACGGCAAAGTGTATAGCGGGCGGCATTGCAATCCCGGAGAGGACTACCAGTGCCGCTGTGTTGCAAAACCTGTCTTTAACTTCGATAGGCTGAATTCTGCAGCCTTTAAGGAGAAGAAACAATGAAACAGAATCCGCCGCTAGTCCTTCGGAGCGAAATGCGGACAGACAGCGTGCCTGTCGATGAGCATTACAGCACCGAGGGATATTTTTATGATAACCCCATCCTGACCCGCACGGGCATCTTCAAGTACACGCTGGAAGATGGCTCGGAGCGTCGAGAATTGCGCAGGCCGGAAGATGTGTTTGCCCCGGAAAGCCTTGCAAGCTATGAGGGAAAACCCATCATCATAACCCACGATGCGCAGGTAATCGACAAGGACAATGCCCGCCGGGAGAGAGTGGGAACAATCCTGACCCCTGGACAGCAGGACGGAGAAACCGTTCGTGCAAAAATCGTCATTGACGACCCGGATGCGGTAAAGGCATCCGGTCTGCGGGAACTGTCTGTTGGGTATTATCAGGACCTTATCATGGAACCCGGAGAATGGAACGGAGAGCCGTATGATGCAATCCAGACCCATATCCGTGTCAATCATCTGGCACTGGTTGCTGTCGCCCGTGCCGGTGATGATGCCCGCCTGAATATGGACAGCCAAGATAACAATGGAGGTATGACCCCTATGGATGAGAACGAAAAGATGAACAACCCCACTCAGGACGATGATACCACCGTGGACACTACGAAGCCTACCACTGATGATGGCGAGGATGCGGGCGGTCCCCCTGCGGCTCCCGGCCTTGACCCCGTTGGCATTCAGGCAGCAATCAAGGCGTACATGGCGGCAACAGCCGGCGGCGCTACTGCTGACGATGAAAATGACCCGGCAGCAGGCGGTGAGCCTGCAAAGCCCACCGAGGATGATGGCGAGGATGATCCTACAAAGCCCGATGCGCTGGCAGAGATTACTGCCCGCCGTGATGCCATGGAGGACGGTCAGGCTAAAGCGGACATTAACACCCTGCTGTCCATGCTGGATGCCGCAAATGCCCGCGCTGACGCCGCAGAGGACGATACCAAGCCCACTGAGGACGAGGACGACAACCCGGATGATTCCAGCAACCAGCTGAACCATGACAGTGCCAACGCCATTGCAGCACAGGTCAGCCAGCGCGTGGAACTGTGTCGCCTGGGCGATAAGCTGCATCTGGATGGCATGGAAACCCTGTCGGTGATGCAGGCAAAGAAAAAGGTCGTGCACGCCGTTATCCCGGGTATGCGTCTGGATGGTAAGAGCGCAGCCTATATCAATGCGGCGTTTGATATTGCAAAGGGCAAGGTCAACGGCCGTAAGACTGTGGCAGACCAGCGCCGTCAGGTGTTCAATGCGGATTCCGCAAATGCGGCAGTCCGCAATGTGGGCAAGAAGAACGACCCTGATGCGGCCCGCAATCGTATGATCCAGCGTCATGCTGGCGAGAAGGAGGACTAAGCTATGAGCAATATGGCAGTACAGATGAACTACGGCGAGCCTAGCCGCGGTATGCCCGGCCTGCTTTATGACCGTGCGAATTACAATGCAGTCACCCGCCGGAACAGCGCAGAGGATGGCAAGCTGTTCTTTGGCTGCGGCGTTGTGCAGGGTGCGGAGCCCGGCAAGGACATCACCCTTCCTGCAACCGGCGCGACCGCCGAGAAGTTCGAGGGCGTTGTGATGTACAGCGCCAATACGGAGATGGACGATGATGGTGCTGTGCTCCTGCGCAAAGGCCAGATTCTGGATGTCTGCCAGACCGGCAAGATGTGGGTGCAGCTGGCCGATCAGGCGGAACCTGCTTACGGTCAGCCGGTTTATCTTGTGATTACCGGCGACGATGCAGGCAAGTTCACCCCGACCAAGGGCACCAATCTGGCGGTCAAGGCCCGCTTCATCGGTGCGGCCCAGAACGGCATTGCACCCGCCCAGTTCGCAGAGCAGATCTAAGGAGGTTCAATATGGCTAAGTACAATCCTTTCGACCCCGCCAACGGTTACAGCGAGGAAGACCGCCTTGCCCTGAACGGCAAGTGTGCCTCCCTGATTAACCAGGCATATAAGAACCCGTTCCCCGGCACGAAGATTCGTCTGGATGGAGCCGACAATGCAGGCATCTTCTTCGCCAAGCAGCTGGCGCATGTCAAGACCAAGGCGTACGATAAGGACTTCCCGGAGCTGTCCGGCCTGAAGATCTTCCCTCAGACCAGCGAAACCGATGAGGGAGCTGCGTATATCGAATACTACAGCTATGAGCCGGTTGGCTTTGCTGATGTTATCGCCAACTACGCCAGCGACCTGCCCCGTGTCGATGTGAAGGGCACTCCCCATCGTGCGGAAATTGTCAACATCGGCGACAGCTACGGCTACAACGTGCAGGAACTGCGTGCCTGCCGCCGCAATGCGGTGCTGGGTATTATGAAGTCTCTGGACTCTGCGCGTGCTGAAGCGGCCCGCCGGGTGTACGATGTCAAGGTGAATCACCTGATTTGGCACGGCGACGAGAAGACGGGCATCATCGGCGTTCTGTCCTCCGGCAATAACATCCCCATCTATACACTGCAGAACGGCGCAGCCGGTAAGGCTGACTGGGCATCCAAGACCGCAGACGAGATTGCGGCCGACATTGCCGGCATCCTGAACTACATCGACACCCTGACCCAGAATGTGGAGCACCCGGACAGCTGGGTCATGCCCAACGACCTGTACACCAGCCTGAACCTGCGCCGCATCGATGGCACCGGCGAATCTGTTCTGTCCTACATCAAGGATCACACTCCCCAGATTAAGAACTGGGAAGTTGCCGGCGAACTGTCCAAGGGCAACAAGGACTATAACAGCACCGGCAAGAACATCGGCCTGCTGTATACCAAAGACCCGGACAAGATGTCCCACGATGTTCCCATGGCTTTCCTCCAGCACGCGCCGCAGGATCGCAATCTGGAAATCGTTATCAACTGCGAGGGCCGCGATGCAGGCATGATGATTCCTTATCCGCTGTCTGCCTGCCTGGTCTACGGCCTGTAAGAAAGGAGCAACACCATGAAGATCAAAAACATTTCTGTGAAGCCCATCTGCATCGGCGATGCATCCCTGCTGCCGGGCGATACCGCGGACATTGACGCAGCCTGTGAGGATGCGGTGTCTTTCTACATTGATATGGGCTATGTGCAGGAGGTACAGGAGAAGAAGGCACGCAAGGCCAAGGCTGAGCCGGAGTCCTCGTCCGATGCTCCGGCAGAGGCTGAATCCTGATGGATGCACCTGATATCGCCGCCATTACCAAAATCGTAAAGATGGTGGGCACCGAGTTTAAAGCCATGCCGGATGAAGATATTTCGTTCTGGATTGGCCTGCAAGCACCGGTTATTTCGCAGAAAAAATTCGGAGCGGACTATAATCTGGCTGTGGCGCTTTTGGTGTGTCATGCTATGAAAATGGCAGGCAATGGTGATAGTTCTCTTGGAACCATTGCGAACACCGGGCGGCTTGCCAGCGTATCCGAAGGTGGAGTGAGCATTTCCTTTGCTACCAGCACTGCTGGGACTACCGGAGATGCTGAGTATCAGCTTACTTCCTACGGCTTGCAGTTTATTTCGGTTCGGAACCGACATATCGTGCCCATCATGATTCGATAAGGAGGTCCACCCTATGGCGGTAGTTGGAGACATTGGTCTTGATCTGACCCCGGAGGGTAGAGCGGCGATGGAACGCCTGAATGAACTGGCCGATGTGACCATAGAGGTTGGGTATCAGGCGGACCAAAAGGCGGCCGACGATGAAACATCGCTGGCCGAGGTTGCCTACTGGAACCACTACGGAACCCTCCACAAAGACGGTTCTGCGATGATTCCAGCCCGCCCTTTTATGGACACCATCAAGAAGCACTCGGAAGAACTGTCAGGGTTTTCGCAGCAGGCATTGTCCTCTCTGGAAACAGCTGATGAAGTTGCCAATGCGATAGGTTCGCAGGCAAAGTCCATGATTCAGGACGCAATCAAGGATGAGGAATGGGCCCCCAATGCGCCCATTACCATCGAGGGCGGCTGGATGATGAATGAATACGGAAAGAAAGGCCCGGTGCCTGTACATATTGAGGGCAAAAGTTCCACGAAACCCCTGATTGATACGGGTGCTTTGCGCCAGAACTGCCAGTACGTTATCACGAAAGGAAAGAAATGAACATCTTTAAGCAGATGTACACTGTGCGCCGCTATAAGGGCACCAGCTGGGACAGTGGCACGGCCGAAACAACTTACTCGGATATGCAGCTTCCGCTTGATGTACAGGCCAAAACGCGCCGCAATCAGGATGATGCTTCCGGCCGTTCTACGACCGGCATTTTGACCGTGTATAGCGATGTACAGCTTTTTCCTACGGAACCGGATAAGCAAATGACCGGAGACCGCCTGCTTTACATGGGGCAGTGGTACGCCTGTAAATCGTCCATCTACTGGGGAAATACCATCCTGAAGCACTGGATATCGGAGTTTGAAGCCGTTGAGGGCGAGAAAGGGGAGAATGCCAATGACACCAGCTGAGTGCCGTGAAGCGGTTCGGCTCATGTTTGTGGAACTGTATCCCCGTTGTACGGTGATTTACAGCTATCCCAATTCCGTGCGCCCACCGCTCCCGTATGTCGTTCTGGATTTTGAACGCATCGACCCGGTTGGTTCGTTTGAACGTATCGAGGATGGGATTCTTTGGCAGGAAAAATGCAAGCGCATTCCGTTTTCTGCCGAACTGGTCACCGAGAGCAAGACGGAGCACGCCGCCGGGGTAAAAAAGGTTGGCTTATCCACGGCCGTGGATGATCTTGAACAAGCCACCCAGTTCTTTGATAGCCAATATGCAGGTGACAAAATGCGCGCCATGAATATCACGGTATGCGTTGACGGGTCACCTGAAGCAATCCACAACAGCGCGCCCGGCGTAGAGAGGGCGCGCTGTTCCTTTTATGTGGACTTTGTGCAGAGTACAAAGGAGTACGCTGCTTTGGCTCCGGCTGACGGAGAATATTCGGAAGACCATGCCAGCGCGGCATCCAAAACGGTCGCGGACATGAAAGCCGGATGGTTCGACGAGGTCGAAGTCGAGAAGAAATTTGAAGATGAGTAAAGGAGTGAAAGCAACGTGAACATTGACAAAATCGTTGAGGTCAACATCCAGATTTCGGAGGCAATGTCCATCGATGGCGGCTACGATACCATCCTTATTATGGGCCCGCTGCCTAAAGCACCCGGCGGGCGCACAACACCGGATGTTGCCGGCTATGCCAATCTGCAGGATCTGAAAAGCGCAGGCTTCACCTCGGACGACCCTGTATATATCGCGGCAAGCAAGGTGTTCGGCCAGTCTCCGAAGCCCACAGCGGTTATGATCGCCGTGCAGAAGCTGTCCAGCGGTTCCACCGAGAAGGTGGACGTTACTCTTGACCGTGCCATTAGGATGCCGGGATGGTACTGCATTTGCCCAGCGGGCATCAAGGAAGATTTCTACCAGTCCATTGCCGACTGGACTGAAGCAAACGAAAAGCTGTGCATCTGCGAAACGACCGGCATCTCGGCATCGCCCGTTTCTGATGCAATGCTTCGCACTGCGGTCATTCATGCAACGGCAGAGAATGACTGCGTGAACTGCGCTTATGCCGCCCGGTTCCTTTCTTTCGACCCGGGTAGTGAACAGTGGTGCTTCAAGTCCCTGTCTACGATTTCTGCGCAGGCTTTGTCCACAACGGACATCGCAAGCCTTGAAGCAAAAAATATTTCGTACTACACCACTGTTGGCAGTAAGGCCATGGTGCAGGGCGGCAAGGTGAGCGGCGGCGAATGGATTGACACTATCCGCTTCCGTGACTGGCTGAAAACCGAGATTCAGTCCAAGGTGATGAACCTGTTCCTGGGCCTGCCCAAGGTGCCGTTTACGGATCAGGGCATTGCACTGGTGCAGAACGCAGTCATTGACGCGCTGGAAGAAGGTGTCCGCGCTGGTGGCATCGTTCAGGATGCATCTTCGGAAGATGGAGAAGCAGAACAGTCCTACACCGTCACCGTGCCCCGCGCGGCCGATTTGGATGCTGCCACCCGTAAGAGCCGCAAGCTTACCGGCGTGACATGGACAGCAAATCTGGCTGGTGCCCTGATTGCTGCAAAAATCAGCGGTACGCTGAATTATTGAGAAAGGAGAACAGCTAGATGCGCGGAGATGTTACCGTTTATTCCCCAAAGAACATCATCTGTTCTATGGGAACGCATATCCCCTCCGGCTTTGCCGAAGATTCCTTTATCACCATTACCCCGCAGGGCGATGGCGTGACCGACGAAGTCGGTGCAGATGGAGAGGTAGTTATCTCTATCCCTGACGATCCCCGCTTTGAGGTGAAGCTGGTTCTTCAGTATGGCTCCAAGACGAACCAGTGGCTTCTGAAGCAATACAACAACAATAAGCAGACCCCGGGCAACGGACTTTTCAATATGCAGGTCAAGGATCTGGGGGCTAACCCGGATTTCACGGCATCCAAGGCATGGGTTTCCAAGCCTGCCCCGTGCGCTTACGGTAAGACCGGCCAGAGTCAGGAGTGGACGCTGCGGGCTGTTGGTAAGATGGAGCCGAAGAACTGAAAGGAGGAAACGTGACATGAAAATGAAACGCATGGAAATGCGCGACATTGCGGTTGGCGAATACCAGTTTAAGATTCGCCCGTTCGGTGCCAAGGATGCCACCTACATCTTTGGCGATGTCGCATCTATCATCCTGCCGATTCTGGGCACCGTGTCGGTTGCTAGCGACGATAAGGATGCTGTCAACATGGAAATGTTTGACGGGATGGACATGGACAAAGACTCGCTGGTCAAGGCGCTTGCCCGCATCAATGGCAACGCATTGAGCAAACTGGTGAGTGAGCTCCTGCTGGATCACAGCAACATCCGCGTTTTGGATCCTGAGAAAAACACTTATGAGGTCATGGGCGAGGATGATTTTGATGAAATTTTCTGCCAGTACCTCGCCGGAATGCTCAATCTTTGTGCTGAGGTCATTCGATTAAACTTCAGCGGTTTTTTCAAAGATGCGAGCACCCTCTTTGGAGGCCTTATCAAAGTGCGCCGGGCGGGCAGCTCGAACAGTACGGAGAGTTCGACAACGACAGGGTAACGAACCTTGAATGGATTATGTATACCCTGATTCGCGAGCGGGTGGCTTCGATGTACGAACTGACCTATGTTTATAATCTGGATGAAATGCTAAAACTCTACGACCTGATTATGATGCAGCGGGACATTGAGTACGCCAAAAGCCAAGAGGACAGAAGGGGGGATACATAAGTGGCGGCGAAGGAAACTGTAATCGGAAAGTTCGTCAATCAAATTCTGTTCAAGGTCGATAAAAACTCTGTTGATGACGCAAAAAGCGCTATCAGCGAAGTAAAAGGCTTTGCAGCTAAAGCACTTGGCGCAATCGGCATCGGCTTTTCCTTTACTAAGCTTGCTAGTCTTGCAGAGGAATTTGGCAGTATCAACGATACCATCCGCGGGGCAACCCGCGAGATGGGAGATCAAGCGGATATTCAGCAGAAGATTCTGCAAGGGGCTCAGGATTGCCGTGAAGAATACGGAGCCATGGCCGGAGATGTGACAAAGCTGGTGCAGTTGAACAGTAAACTGTTCCCGGTTGATGATGCTGTGAAGTTTGTTTCGCTTGTCGAAAAGCTGGAAAAGGGCTCCGGCAGAGAAGCAAATCTTGACAACACCATGAGTGTACTGCAAAAGGCTATGTCTTCGGGCAAGCTGGACAAATCTGGCTTCTCCAACTTAAAAACAGCTGCCCCGGAGGTGGTGAAAGCCATTTCGTCTGCAATGGGAGTGTCCGAAAAGCAGCTCCAAAATCTGGCAGAGAGCGGAAAACTTTCCGCAAAGCAACTGAAAGAAGCGTTCTTTGCGGCGGAGAGCGACATTCAAAAGAACTTTGATGAACTCGGTTTCGGCATCGGGGACGCTCTTACTTATGTCAGGAATCAGTGGGGGCTTTGGCTTGCAGGCGCAGATGACATGCTTGGCATCACAACCAGTATTGGCAAAGCAATAAAAACCATAAGCGATTTCCTGATGGGAAAGGCACAGCGGCTGACTTCGTGGCTGAAAAATATTTCCGAGAAACTTGGTGGCGTAGAACAGCTGCTGAAGCTGATCGTGATGGTCGCCACAGCTCTGTTCCTTGCAACCAAAGGAAGCAAGATTTTGTCTTTCTTAGCGGGCGCAGTGAAACTCCTGCAAGGATTTAATTTGCAAACTGCCCTTGCGGCCGCAAAATGGCTCTTGCTGTTCCTTGCGCTGGAAGATGTTTTTACTTTCCTGCAGGGCGGCGATAGCGTCTTTGGGCGGCTCCTGAGCGAAGCTGGTGTTGACGTTGATGCATTGAGAGAGAAAATCAGTGCGTTCTTCGAGGGGGCAAAGCAATTTGGCCGAGACGCTCTTGATTCGCTGGGTCAGTTCTGGGTGGAACACAAAGGTGCGATTTTAGTTGTTCTGCAAGCCCTTTGGCAAGGACTGGTTGACCTAACCGCAGACATCATCACACTGGGCGGGCACCTATTCGACCTCCTGGCTGGCTTAATTACCGGCTTTCAGACCGGAGATTGGACGCAATTCCTGACAGGCTGTAAGGAACTGTGGCAAGATTTCCTCGATATTCTGAATGGTTTAGGACGCGCTGCTTTTGGCGAAACATGGAAACCACTGAAAGAAAGCGCACAGGCAATCTGGGATTGGCTGAAAGGATTCTTTGACTGGTTCGGCGATAAAATCACCTGGGCTAAGAACCTGTGGAACGGTGTAAAAAATTTCTTTACCGGTGGAAATGGTGATGATCCCGATGATTCTGATGAAGGGAACGGTTCTGATAAGAATTCGTCTGGTTCTAGAGGCGTGGGAGGCGGAAAGTCCTCTGGTGGTAGCGGCCGCACAAGCAATGGGAAATCACCGACAGGGGCGCAGGCTTCTTCTGGGGGCGCTGCCGCAAGCAGAAATGCTGCCAGCGCGTTTATTTCGGGGGGAAGGCCGGTATCTATAACAACGGCATCGCAGCGGCCAATCGCGCAAACTACTAACACCAAAAACATCACTGTAAAACAGGAAAACCGACAAAGCTATACATTCAATGTGAGTGACCGGAACGCCGCATCCAAGCTGCAATCTGAGGTACATTCCCAGTCTGGCCAGTCTACGGATGATCTTGCGCGGGCACTTAAATACGGGAGGTAATGCTGATGCGCGCCACACAACCCGCACGCCTTGGCGATTTTGAGTTTGATGCAATCATCAAGCGCCCGGAAACATTGTCGAGCAAAATCCCTGATTATGCCACAGAGGAAGGATACTCCGTCAGCGATAATGTCTGCCTTGAACCCGTTACGCTTGATGTAGAAGCCGTAATTAGTAATTCGCCCATCACATGGGCAGAACAGCACGCTGCATCATCGAGCCGGGTAGAGAGTGCAATCGAAGAACTTCGGCAGATTTGGAAGAAAAAGGAGCCGGTGACTTTTACCGCGGGCGGCGACAGCTACGAAAATGTCTGCATCGAGAGCATTACATTCCCGAAGGAAATAAGCGGGAGTGAGAAGATTGCCCTGAAATTGAAACAGGTGTCCATCAACTCTACGGAAACTGCCAATATCAGTATCAAGTACGTTCGTGGAGGAACATCGAAGAAGAACACCGGTGCAAGTCAAAAAAGCACATCTTCTGCAAAGTCCTCTGACAGCGGAAAGCAGACCTCCCGCAGCAGCCTGCTTTGCTCTGGAGCCAAGGCGATAGGACTTTTTAAGTGAGGTATAGAGAATGGATTTGGAATATTATGAAATCTCTGTGCCGGACCGAAACGATTCTATCATGAGGGTGAATCTCGACGAAGTGTATTACAATCTTCGCCTGACATGGAACGCATACGGCGGGTTTTGGATGCTGAGTATCTATGATGCAGAAATGAATATCATTATCGGCATGGCGCGTCTTGTGCCGGGAGCAATATGGAATTTCTATTATCAGGTTCAAGGTGGCCCGCCGGGCGTTCTTGGCGTTCAAACTGAGAGTGAAGAAATTGGACGTGACGATTTCAAAAATGGTTTGGCCAAGCTTCTTTACCTTCCCGCCAAGCAGCTGGGGGTTTGACGTATGGACATCTGGAATAGACAATACAGGGTGCGCATCGGAAAGAACAACTCTGTCGGCCGGGAAATTGGAAAGCCCAATGAGGATACCGGCAGAGCAATCCGATGCTCGTTTTCGTGTGAGGTCGGAGATAGTTCGAGTTCCAATACGGGCAAAATCACGCTTTGGAATCTTTCAGACGAAACTTTGAGACTTCTGGAGCAGGAGGACTGCCTGATTGAACTTCGGGCTGGTTACGGGGATGACCTTCCTGTGATTATGGGCGGCTCCCTGACATATTTTGAAACGGATATGAACGGAGCTGACCAGCAGACCACAATCGAATTTGTGGACAGCTTTACTTCGGCCAGAGATACCACGCTGAGCCTTAGCTATGCTGGCAGCGTGAACGGCGAGAAAATCGTGCGTGATTGTGCCCGGGAAATGGGGTGCGAAGTCAAACTTTCCCCCAATGCCAAGATTATTGACTTCAAGAATTTTGCTTTTGTTGGAACGGGAAAGACTCTGATCGGCCGCTTGTGCGACAGAAGCAAGCTTCGTTGGAGCGTTCAGAATGGAATTATCCAGATTTGTGCGCTGGATGAGCCGCTGACTATGGCGGCTTATGTCCTGTCTGCGGATTCCGGTATGATCGGCTCCCCAAAGCCAGTCTTTGAATCCGCTTCGACCAGCAGCAAATCCTCGTCCGGCGGCAAAAAGGCATCTTCCAATACGACGAAGAGAAAAGCGAAAAAAGGCATCGAGGTTACATATTCACTGAACGGCCACATTCAGGTGGACGACTATGTGAAGGTGGAATCCCGAAAGTACAGGGGAAATTATCGGGCTGCAAAAATTAAGTTCTCTGGCGATACCGAGGGAGACGATTGGCAGTGCGTTGGACAGTTTGTGGAGGTGAAATAACGTGCGGCAGGATGTTTATGAAGAGATTGAAAGCATCGTGAGACAGTATGCTGGCGACAATATTCATACGTCTGCGCCTGCAAAAGTCGGGAATGTTTCCGACAACTTCAACGCTGAACTCACGCCGAACCTGAAGATTACAACGGACGATAACAGGGAAGTCAACTACCCTAAAATCTCCGGCACGGTCATTTTGATGCCTACGGGTGCCGGAGGAACGATTGGCTTTGCGTTTCCTGTGCATACCGGAGATGGGTGCATTGCACTTTTCGGAGAGGGTGGGTCTGGGACAGATCTGAAGTGGGACCTGTCCAACGCTACATTGCTTCCCGGCCTTTCTTCTTCTGCTGGGGAGCAGGTGAAGCGCGCCGGGAGCGAGGATGCAGCGGTGATGTTCGCACCGACTGCGACCATCACGGTCAAGAAAGACTGCATCGAACTGAAAAAGCAAGACACAACCATAACCTTGAAAGACAGTTCCGTCTTTGTTCAAAGAGGCGGTTCTAACATCGAGGTGACGGATGGCAGTACCAAAATCACCACTCCGTTGCTTGATGTTACCGGCAATACGGAAATCAAAGGCAACATTCAGGTGCAAGGAAACGTGAACATTTCTGGCACGCTGGTACTTGGTGGCATCGTAATGAATACGCATACCCATGCTGGCGTACACGGAAAGACAGGAGGCCCGCAGTAATGGCTTTAAAAGACCTTGCGCTTGCTACTGATGGAGATTTGCTTATCAACGACGCAGGCGATTTTGAAATTATCGATGCAGTCAAGCAGGGGGTTCAAATCCGCCTGCGGTGGATCAAAGGCGAATGGGCGTTCAATACGGCCATGGGCACGCCTTATTTTGAAACAATTCTCGTAAAAACTCCGAACCGTGTGCTAATTGAAAAGGCCCTACGGGACCAGATTTTGGCGGTGGACGGTGTAACGGGGGTCGGGAATATCAGCCTGATAAAGGACACAAAGAGCCGGACGCTGCGTGCGTCTTTTACTGCGTCCACAACAGAGGAAGAAATAGAAAGCGAGGTGGAGCTGTCCCATGCCGGATTACGGAGTGACGGATAAAGGCTTTCAAATGCGCCGCCTGGACGAAATCTATAGCGATATCTGCAAAAGGTTCAAGGATGAAGTCGGGGTTGATCCATCGGAAAATCCGCAAAGCGTAATGAACGTCCTTTTTACGATTTTTGCCGATGCTCCTGCAGAACTTTGGGAGGCATTTGCCGCGGCATATCAGCAGCTTTTTCCGAACACTGCACGAGGGGTAGCCTTGGATAACTTAATGCAGGTTGGCGGCGTAAGCCGTATCGGTCAAGCAAAGACCAAATATTCCATCTCCTGCACAGGTCAGGAAGGAACGGTAATTCCTGTTGGCGCACTGATCCAGTCGAGCAACCGTCCGCAGAGAACATTCCAAGCGGCCAGTGCATCTACGATTTCCAGTTCCAATTGGCGGCGTCTCTCTATTCGGCCGATTGAGAGCATTTCGGGAGATTTTACGTTCGATTTTGGCGTTTCCCGCAATGCGACCAGCGGAGAAGTTGGAACGTATGCAGAAAGCTCCAGCGTCACCAAGAAAATGAGGGTCACGTCATACAGTGATGCGTACTCCCAGATGCTTGCGGCTATGCAGGGCTTTGAAGCACTTGCAAAATTCGGGATTTCGGTTTCGGACGATGCTGATGAGCAGGGAGAACATTCTATCGTTCTTACGGCGGCAGGCGCATCCGATAGCTTTTCTGCATCGCTTTGCAAGTACATTACCGTGACCGAGGTGACAAGTAATATCCTGTTCGAGAGCGCCGAATATGGAAGTTTTGTGCTGGCAGATGGCGTTATCACCCAAATCGTTACCACGGTCGATGGTTGGACATCCTGCACAAACGAGATCCCGCCAATCAAAGGTCGGCTCACGCAAACCGATGCCGAAGCCATATCCAGCTATACGAACCGCGTTGCAAGCCGCGGTACGGGCACCGTTGCAAGTATTGTGTCCCTTCTGTATAGCGATGTGGATGGCGTTACTTTTGCGGCCGGATATGAGAACTACAACGACACGGTGGATGCAGCAGGCAGGCCACCGCACAGCATCGAAATTGTGGTGCAGGGCGGTAGCGATGAAGATGTGGCAAACATCATCTGGAAAAACAAGGCGGGCGGCATCCGCGCGTATGGGAGCCACTATGCCTATGCTACGGATGTCAATGGAAATCGCCAGTACTTGGAATTTACACGGGTGAATGATGTTTACCTGCTTCTGTCGGTTTCCGTTACAAGTTCCGGCGGGCTGGATGATGATTATGCGGCAAGAATAAAAGCTCTCCTGATGGAAGAATCTCTGTCCGCTGGCACTACGATTCGCCTGCAAAAATTCATCCGTCCCATCATGGAGGCCGTGTCCGGTATTGATTATGTCGAAATCCGTGGCTTACTGAGCGAGAAACCGGACATTGATGGCACGGCAGAGAGTTCGATGCTTACTGGCATCGTGCCCGTTAAAATCAATCAGCAGCCGGTTATCAGCATGAACGGAATCCGGGTGGTGAAAGCATGATCGATGCGTATAAGGAGATGTACGGCAAACTGCCGATGCAATTCCAGCTGGAATCGTATGAGGAAAGCAAACTGGGCGATTACATCTGCGATACCGCCGATGACTTGAAAAATCTTCCGGCAGACTGCGAAATGGGGAGCGTAGCCAGAATCATTGACCCGCCTGCGATTTATCGCAAGAACTCAGCCGGAAAGTGGATCTTACAATTTTCCAGTAAAGAGGTGGTTTGATGGGCTACGAAGTATTGCAGGAAACACCTCTCAGCGTAGAGAAGATGTCAAACCTTGATGGCATCATCTGGGCGGTTGCACCGGAGTATGAAAACGCATCACTTTTTCTGGGAACGCTGGAAAAACTTAACGATTTCGATGCCTGTACTGGAATCTGGCTGGACAGACTTGGCCAGCTTGTGTGCTTGACTCGACAGCAGGCGGGGACAATGATCGGGAGCCGAGAACTGGCAGACAATGACGATATCTATCGCATCTGCCTGAAATATAAGGCTTTCGTCAACTCGTGCCGGTGCACGCCGGATGAAATCATCGAAGCAACAAAAATTATTTTTGGAGCAACGCAGATCGTTTACAGCGAGCGCCGGGATGTTCCCGCTACGATTTTTCTGTCCGTTTCAGCACCATTTTCCGACATGGTGCTTTCCATCTTGGGTACGCATGACCTCATCGTGCGTCCGGCGGGAGTCAAAGTCCGTGTGGATTGCTCAACGAAAGATGCCGAAACCTTTGGCTTTGTAGATCTGAATCCGCGAGTTGCGGGCTTCGGCGAGGGTCGGTTCGCACAGTCCATCAATTAACAGGGGGTGATCTTATGGCAGAAGGTCGCGCGGGAGCGCTCGGAGACTATTCCACGGTGGCTTTTTCCGCAGGCGGCGTTAAACAGGAGATTTCGCTGGAAGACTGGAAGGGTGGCTGGGCCGCTATTGTCGGCGGCTTGAACGGCAAGCCCACGAGCCAGCAGTTCAACATGGTGACATATATCCTGAGCGCGCTGCTCAATCAGGCAATCTCGGACCTTTCTACGGTAAAAATGACGGCAAACAGCGCGTTACCAAAGAACAGCTTCACGGCAGCACAAATCGTAGCACTGCTTTCGGCGTTTGGCCTGATGCAGGGATGCAATGCCGATATGCTTGATGGAAAACACGCAAATGCGTTTGCGTCGTCAGTCCATGAGCATGCAGCCAGTCAGATTACAAGCGGAAATCTTCCGATTGAACGCGGTGGAACCGGTGCGGGCACGACGGTGGATGCCTGCAAAAATCTTGGTGCGATGCGTGATACCGGTGGAACTTTCACCGGTACGGTTTATTTTGCAAATGGAACGGCGCACTACATTGCATCTACTGGCGATGCTCATGTTAAATCGCTTGGAGTCACGGAGGACGTTACCGCACGCCGTGTCTATGATGCTGTGTATAACGACTACGCTGAGTTCATGCCCCGCGGTGAAAACACCGAACCGGGGGACATCATTGCGCTTGATACATCCAGTCAGACCGAGAGATATATCAAGGCTACAAATCTGTCCAATCGCATTGCTGGCGTCCACACGGATGAATATGCAATGCTCATCGGTGGCAACAAGGTTGAAGAAGGGCAGGACTTCCTTGCGAGGAACCTGCCCCTTTTCATCCCTGTGTCCCTTGCTGGACGTGTTCATGCAAAGGTTGTCGGTCCGGTGCATACCGGCGATTACATCGTTCTTTCCAGCACTCCCGGAGTTGGCCGCGCTGTCGGTTCATGCGAGGCGTATCCCGCAAACAAGATTGTTGGGTATGCGTGCGAAGGCGATAATCGCACCGATATGCGCCTGATAAAGGTGAGAGTGGGTGGTGTGTGATGGCAAGAGCGGGCAATCAGATATACGCGACTGATTATACAGATCTGAAGAAGCAGCTTGATGCTGAACTTAACCGACGCGGAAAGTCGGAGGGTACAGCGCAAGGGCAGAGTGTTGGAAGTATGTCTGCATACATACAGACCTATACGACAGCGCCTGGGTCTGGTCGGCAGATTATCAATGAGCACATCCAGAAAATCACACAGCCACTTTCGGCAATCACAGGAAGTTCCATCACGCCCGCAAGCGGGAGTGAGGTTGCGGCTGATGTTTTGACACAGGCTGCTGCGGTTCTCAGTCAGCTTAGTGCGATTCCTGAAACGTCGGCATCCAGCGGATGCGCTGGTGCCTGTTCTGGACTTTGCACAACAGGGTGCTACTCGGCTTGCTCAAGCTGTACCGGCTCTTGCACCGGTTCCTGCATCGGCTCTTGCACCAGATCCTGCGCAAACGACTGCGTGGGTTCCTGCACGGGAAGTTGCGTGAGCACTTGTACGGGTACTTGTACCGGCTCCTGCACAAAATCTTGTGCAAACGACTGTTCCAGTACTTGTACAGAGACGTGCACCGGCTCCTGTACGAGCACCTGCGCTGGAACTTGTACGAGAGCGTGCGCCAATGATTGCGCTGGCACTTGTACCGGAACTTGCACGGGAACGTGTACAAACACCTGCACAAGCTCCTGCACAGGGTCTTGTACGGGCTCTTGCACAAAAACCTGTGCGGATAACTGCAATAACAATTGCAAAACGACTTGTTCAGGCTCCTGCTCTGGCAGCTGTGATGGATGCTCCAGCACCTGCGAAGGAAGCTGCAGCGCGAACTGTGCTGATAGCTGCGATAACAATTGCACGACTGGGTGCAAATCTTATTGTGCAAATAGCTGTCAGGATAGTTGCGCTGGAACGGGTTGCCTTGCTAACTGCGAAAGCGGCTGCTCGAACTCTTGCAGAGGCGACTGTAATTCGCACTGCGGTTCACAGTGCACTAGCGGCTGCGACTCCAGCTGCGATGGATGTTCGGGCACTTGTTCTGGTGGATGCAGTGGCAGCTGTAGTGGAGGATGCGGTGGCCTTTTCTTTTAATTCTTTGCGAAAAGGAGAAATATCATGGAGACGACTATTCATTATGCAAAAAATGCCGATGATGGCATCGAAGCATCGTATCTTCGTAATTTGCCGATGGTCAAATTGCTTCAGCAGGAAACTGTTGACGTGGAAGACTGGGAGATGCTTTTGTCCTCCGTCCCTAGCGGCGAAGACAAACTTTTCTGGTGCTTGGGCTGCACGAGTTCCTTGTGTGCACTGGATGCAACCAACTTTGACGATTGGTTTATTTATTGCAGGACAGTGGTCGATTCCGCACTTGAAGCCTGCAAAATCGACAATGCGGCAGAGGAGCGCAAGAACCTTTTGGCGCTTGGACTTGCGGCGAGAACGTTTAACTTCTCGGCGAACCCGGTGACCGAAGACCTGAAATGTGCCGATACGTTGCGCAGTGCAGGAGAGTATGCCTGCTCGGAAGATGCCGATATCTTTGCTAAATGGTATGTTTTGTGCCTGTTCACAGTATACCTGCGCCTGAATTTCAATGAGAATCTTCGGGCGCTGACATCCGCTATGGGGGCCATGAACAAAATCAGATCTCGTTACCGCCAAATCGTTGAACGTCTCCCCAAAATGGATGCCTGCTAAGGAAGGACGTTAGCATGAAAATTGTAGAACTGACTGCGACTGAGAGTGAGATCGTAGAGAGGGCGTTTTATGAGACCAAATCTTATGAAATGCTGCTTTCTGTTTTGAGCCGGCAGTTGAACGCAAATGCAAACCCCGAGACGGCCAAAATCATTATGCACTATGCGGAACTGTGCCGTGCGGCGCAGATGAAACTGAAGATGGCACAGGACGCGGTTGTGGCAAAGTACATCGATTTGAACGACAGCGCTTTTGACCGGTATCTGTTCGATTTCAGCCGGGAGGAGGTGCGGTTGTTTGAAAAGCAGACGGTTTGAGGATTACGGCAATTCGGTTCAACGCCTGTACTGCCGGGATCTGCCCGAAACGAGAAGTGCGTGTCGAAATATCACGTTTCAGGTGACGAGCGGGTGCAATTTGCGGTGCTCGTACTGCTATGAACACCATAAAGGTGTAGAGCGTATGAGCATCGAAACGGGGCAGAAAATCATTGATTATCTGCTGGGCCTGTACGAGAAAAATGATTCCGATTTTATCAATCGGAACACAAGGGCGGTTGTCCTCGACTTCATCGGCGGTGAACCCCTGCTGGAAGCGCCCTTGATTGAAAAAATCTGTGATTATTGGTTTGCGGAATGCTGGCGGCGCAAAATTCCTCTGGCACCGTTTACCAGGATCAGTTTTGCGACCAACGGGCAACTGTGGTTCAGCCCTGAAGCACAGAGCCTTTTTGCAAAATATCATGAGTTGATGTCCGTCACTGTCAGTATTGACGGAGTGCAGGAACTTCACGATATGTATCGGCTGGATGAGGCTGGAAAGGGTAGCTTTTCCAGGGCGTGGGCGGCTTTTCAAGATGGAAAAAAGTATGGTTGGTATGGTTCAAAGATGACCTTTGTTCCGGGTTCCTTTAAGTATATCGCTGACAGCATCAAGATGATGCTGAACGAGGGATGCGAAAGCATCTCCTGCAATTATGCTTATGAGCCGGTCTATGAACCGAGAAACGGCCGCACTTTATATGACCAGCTGAAATCCGTATCAGACTACATTGTCGAAAAACGCTTGGATGTTGTTCTTACGATTCTGGATAGCGCATTGGGAGGAAAATCCAAGGATGACAAAAACTTCTGTGGCGGCACGGGATCCATGCTGTGCTTTGCACCGGACGGGAGCGCATACCCCTGTGTGAGGTACGCTCCTATTTCTGTTGGAACTGAAAAGGCCAACAAAGTCCGTTTTGGCAGTGTCTATGATGGGTTGTACGCTACGGAAAACCAGCGTCAGGCAAAAGCTGACCTCGATGCAATCACCCGCACATCCCAATCTCCGCAGGAATGTCTGGATTGCCCGGTTTCCGCTGGCTGTGGCTGGTGTTCCGGTCTGAACTATGAATTATTCGGAACGGCCAATAAACGTTTTACAGGCATCTGCTGGGCCCACAAAGCGCGTGTTCTGGCAAGCGCCTACTATCATAACCGCAGGTACATCGAAATCGGGGACTGCCTGCCCATCAAAGCGGAACTTCCAGAACTGGATGCTCTGACGATTCTGCCCTCTTGGGAGTACGACGAATTCCTTGAAATTGAGAAAAAGGCACTTGCAAAATTCACTGATGCAGTCGGAATCAGCTGAAAGGAGGAACCTTTATGGCAATTCTTATTGCAAACAAACTGCTCGAAACTGAAACCGAAGCGTGGTACACATTTTATGTGGACACGCTGGAGGATATCAAGGATTTGCCCACAAGCAAAACAACCGGATCGTCTTACAAGGTCAAAAAGCTGGCAAAGCCGGCGAGCATTGCATACTGCATCGAAATGGCGGCACAGTATGCCCTTGATGATAACGATGAGTGGAGACTGCTTTATGCGCTGCGCTCCGATGTTGCGGACGCTATCCTGAAAAATGTGGAAGAAATCAAGCAGATTGTTGCCAATACCAGCGCATCGGAACAGGCTGCGGCGCGGAGCGCATCTGCGGCAAATGCCAGCGCAATCGCGGCCGGCAGGTCCGAAAGAATCTCCACAGAAAATGCGTCTTCTGCGGCAGCAAGTGAGCGTGCATCGAGGGATAGTGCATCAGACGCAAGAGCTGCCGAAGGAAATACGCTGAACTACATGAACCGGACAGCGGAAATTGCCAATCAGGTGGCAGGGTCGGCGGCATATATCAATTTTGCATTCGGGCCGGATGTCGATGGCCGTTTCTCCTTTTTTGTCCGCAGGAGCAGTTAAAATCACGGATTCCGTGATTTTCTAACAAAAATCAGATTTACAGATGTTGCATGGCTATAATCTGGAAAGGAGTTTCTATGTTCAAAGTTATGCAGCAGTATGGCACCGTAGCCCAGCCGGCCACGGTGTACTACTGCGACGATGAAGCAGACCTGCAGAATATCAAATCTGCACCGATGGGGGCGCAAGCACTGATTATCCACACTGGCAATATCTACATCGCCGATTCTACCGGGAAGTTCTACCCGATGTAAGGATGGTGGCGTATGATTGATATTTTGACCTACGCAATCGCTCGCAAAAAATCAGCAGCAAAATTGGATGAACTGTATAGTCAGACAAAAGCTGTTGCGGATGCGGCGAAAGATAGTGCAGAGACCAGCAAGGCCGCTGCCGAGACATCGAAGGATCTGCTGAACAAGACGACAGCTGCGGCCCAGCAGGCTGCAGCAAGTGCTGCTGCTACAAACTATGCGCTTGGCCCGGACGAGAGTGGCCGACTGTCGTTTTTCATCAAGAAAAGCACCTAAAAGGGGGTATAAGAAATGGCTGACACATGGGAACTTATCAATCATCCTCTGACCGATGAAACCGGTCTGGTACTGGCCGCTCAGATGAAACGCCAAAATGACATTTTGGCAGGCATTGCTGCTGGTACTGCCGGTGCCTCATTCGTGGATGCAACATTCCGCGGTCTGCTGGATGGCAAAAATACCACAGAAATCTTCTGGAGCTGGTGGCCGCTGTCTGCCGGTGACGGCGTGACGAAGTATCAGCGTCTGGAACGCTTTGCGAAAATGCTCGCAGAGAGCGCTCGCAGCAAAACCTACACTGTTCGCTTTTACAGTGATGATGTGAGTGGTGATTACACCGGCACTCCACTGGACGATCTGGCAGACGGGCGTGAAGCGGCACCGCTTCTGACTGACACCAGCCCGGAAACCGCAGACTGGTCGGAAGAGGATCCTTTCACATGGTACATTCGCGCCAATGCGCTGTCCCTGGAAGATGGCACCATGAACGTGCTGGCAGTTGAGGGCGAAACCGGGTTTGACCTTTCCGGCGAAACCGCACCCGTTTACTGCTTCGCTCTGTCCTTGATGCTGAAGGAGTGGGAGGATGGCGCCTACATCTATAACAGTTGGCGTACCTTCTCTGGCGGCGGTTATGAACCTATGGCTGGCGATGTGGCCCCGGATAAGAGCCGTCGCTGGCTGACATGGCATCCTGCTTTCTACGGCGGCAAAAATTCCAAGGGCGGAATGACCAGCGGCGCCGGACTGCCCCCGATGCCGTGGACAAGCGCCAACGCAGCTATCCCTCTGGCTCGTAAGATTACCGCTTATGATGCCCTGTGGACTGACTGCGACCAGCAGTATGTTCTGGCCCAGTGGCGGCTGCGCCATTGGACGCTGAGCAACAGCGGCAAGCTGGAGGGCTGCACGGTCTATAATTACCAGTACAGCCCTGCTATGGCGGAAACTGGAGTAAAGCGTGTGCTCGTGACGAAAGCGCAGGGGGCAAATTTCCTCGTGGGCTCTGCTGTGTGTATGGGTGAGCGTGGCGAGAATACGGGGACAGATCGCAACACAGATTACAATCACAATATCTTCAACTGGGCAAAGATCTCCAGCATTACCAATGTGACCGTGAGCGATACCGAGTATGTTGCTCTGAACCTTGAGCTGGATGCGCCCATCGACACTACGACCACGATGCTGGTATCTACTATGCCGTGGGAGTCCGGCACAACAGAGTACGTGCCGGGTCATAGTGATGGATGCCGCGGGAGCCTGACCAGCGGCAAATATCCGTATCGCGTGGCTGGCCTTGAGATGCAGATTGGTGCTTACATCGAACAGCTTGACCCTCTGTGGAAGGCCAGCATTGTGGATGATGACCACTGGCACTATGACGTGTTCTCCTGCAAGAGCGGTGAGAAGCAGATTGGTTCTATCTCTTCGGACTATGCCCAGACCGGCTCCTTCGACCTGAACGACAAGGCGGCTTGGTCGTGGCACTATATCCGCAAGCTGGGTAAGTTGGGCACCGAAGCTATGATGTACGAAAAGTTCGGCGGCTCCGGCTCCACCTATGTACGGGCTGCGTTCGGTTCGCCCGGTTCGGCGGGCGTGTGCGCCCCTTGGCGCGGTGGCGACCTGTTTGACGGTGCTGCCTGCGGCCTGCCTTGCGCGTATGGCGGCAATGGCCCCGGCGCGGCGAGCTGGCACGGTGTGCCCCGGCTTGCTGGATCGGGCAAAAAGAGAGGGTGAATATGTGCCGTAGGCACATAGAGGGGGTGTAACCCCCTGAAACCCCCGCAGACGATTTCTCCTGCTTGTGGCGATGGTTTACCATCGCCACAAGCCGATTGTTTTTGGAGCAATGAAGCGGCGTGTGGCTGCGTTCAATTCGCCCGGTTCGGCGGGCGTGTACGCCCCTTGGCGCGGTGGCAACCTGAATGACGGTGCTAACTGCGGCCTGCCTTGCGCGAATGGCAACAATGGCCCCGGCACGGCGAACTGGAACGGTGTGCCCCGGCATGCTGATGATAAAATAGCCCTCAAAAGGGCATAAGCGTTTCATTGCGCCTGTGGCTTGACCACTAAGATCATGTTATACCGACACCATGCAGCTGAGCGTTTCGAGAGATACGGACGCATTGGTGAGAGCGTGGCCGCAGCCTTTGGGACTGCGTGGCGGCGAGTAGTAGAAATCCGTTCTGCCTGATTTAAGGCCGGGAACGGCAACCGAAAGTCGTTGAACATCAGCAAGTTTGGAGGCTTTAAGGATATGAAAACAAAGAGGTTCTTACCGCTCACGCACGCAATGTGTGAGCAGGCTGTCCTTGAAGCATTTGATAAAAAGTGGTTCCGCCGGGACTACCTCGCCACGGTGGAAAAATATGGAGGTGTAAGCCGTGCACAATTACAGAGCGCCGCCCAGGTAAATGACTGGAATCCACGCTTGGAAGCCGTGAATGGAATTGCTCTTGAAATAGAGCAACGGGTAGAAGACCTGCTGGATGGCGAAGCGGAAGACCTCGACCTTGACCCTGTGAGTGTATTTCACCGAATTGACGGAATCAGTATGAAACGGCGGGAATTATCTAACTGTTGCCCGATGCACCAGGCATTTGGACATCTGGCGGTGATTGGACTTCGCCCGCTGCTTCGGGCAAAGCTGTTGCCGTATCAATTCGCCAGCATCCCCGGAAAGGGACAAATTGCCTTGAAACGTCAGGTTGAGCACTGGCTGCGCAGAAAAAGCCTTGGCATCCAGCACGCAATTAAGTTGGATGTGCAGGGAGCATACGCCCACACGAAGCAGGAACTTGTGATGAAGATCCTGCGGAAAGAAATTCCGGGCGCAATATGGCTTCTGGCTGTTGTCAAGTGTCTTTTGGCAATGGCCCCAGGTGAGGGATTGCTTATCGGTGGTTATCTTGAAGCGTGGCTTTTTAACCTCGTTGCCAGCTATATGCTGGTAAAGGTCATGAGTTATGCAAAGACCCGCCGTGGAGCATCTACGCAGCTTGTGACCCGCAGCGGTAGCTATATGGACGATCTGGTTTTGCTTGGACGACGATGGGCCGACATACAAAGCGCGGCTCGGAAATTGACCAAGTGGGCGCTGGTCGAACTGGGGCTGACCATAAAAGCCGAATGGGTTCGTGTGGACTTTCTAAGCACCGCTGAAGAGCATCAACGCCGGCACCTGACAGGCGCGGCAAAAGGATGCCCTGGTTTGGATATGGCTGGCTATGTGATGCACCGTACCTACACCACAATACGTCCTAGGATTTTTCTGAGGGCACGGCGGCAGTACATTCGGGCAAAGGCTGATGTGACACGGCAGGGATATGTGCCAGTCTGGCGGTCGTACAAGCTGGTCAGCTATAACGGCTACTTTGACTGGACGAAATCCCGGGCAATTACCGAAGCCCTGAACCAGAAAAAGCTATTTACGGCCGCAAAGGTGGCAATCCGTGTAACAGCACAAAGAAATGCAATGAAGAAAGCGAGGATAGCAGCATGATTTTTACCGAAAACCTTGACCACAATCCGCAGGCGGTAACGCTGGAAAAACTGCCGGACGGTACGGCTTGGCTGTACCTGCGCAAGGATGCTCATGAGGTGCAGACCGAGGCTCCTGAAGGTGAACAGGGCGGCACTTCGTGGGAGTGCACCACGGCTCTTTGCAAGCTGGGTGCCGATTATGCAGAGGAAACCGTGGAAAGCATCACGGCGGTGGCTGACGATTGGTGGGTCTATGCAGAGGCATGGACGACCGCCGATGAAGCTGCGCCCTCTCTGGAAGAGCGTGTGAGCGTGCTGGAAACGATGTTTATGGGAGGTGACCTGTGATGGGTAAGGAGCAGTTCTATCGTACCATGTATCGCATGAAGAAAATCACCGCCGCCGGCGTGTGGGAAAAGGTAGACGAGGGCGAACTGACCAAGGCGCAGGCCCTGCGCATCTGCGGGCCCCGTCCGAAAGAAGCCTGATAGGGAAGGTGCTTTATAATTGAGCCGAGAACAAAAACTCGAAGCTCTGTTGGCATCGGCGGTTCATCTGCTGGACAGCTGGGAGGATATTTCGGCAAAAACAGGAGAGGAACCAGAGGACTACGGTGAACAGCGTGCAATCCTGCAAGCCGAGTATGATGCTATAAGATGTTGAGGAAAGCCGTGCTGGTGTCAGCGCGGCTTTTTTTGTTTGAAGTGGAGGTGGATTTTTTGATTTCTCCGTATAAGGGCACGTTCAGAGTGTCGCAGGCATACCGAAACCTGCGAGCAAACGGTACATATCATCAGGGATATGATCTCGTGGGCATTGGGGATAAGAACATCTACTGCCCGGTTTACGGTACGGTTATTCGTGCCGGATGGGAGTGTGCAACGCTTCCGAAGAAAGGCTTTGGGCAGCGTGTTGTTGTCCGTATCGGCAGTACGGCCTACTATATGTATTTTGGGCATCTGTCCAAAATCAGCGTGACCGCCGGGCAGAAGCTGAAACCGGGAGATCTGATTGGTGTTGAGGGAAGTACCGGCCACAGCACCGGAAGTCACCTGCATTGGGAAATTCGCATCAACGATATTTCCACCGGCTATGTGTCGGTGCATCAGTACGCGGGAATCCCGAATGTGGCAGGCTCTACCGCATACACGTCCAACTGGGCCGCAGAACTTTTCGGACCTGGTAATCTGAAAAAGCCCACCAGCGGCTTCCCGCAGCGCTTGTACAATTCGGTGCTGCAGGGTGCACTGGGAATCGACAAGGACGGTATTTTTGGAGCAAATACCGAAAAAGCAGTTAAGGAGTTCCAGAGTGCCCACGGCCTGACGGTTGATGGCATTGCTGGAGCAAAGACAAAAGCGGCGATTTCTAAGCTGCTTTGAGAGGAAAGGAGTACTACCATGAGCATTATGAACATCGTTACCGCCTGCATCGTGATCCTGATGATGTCGGTTCTGGCTGTTGTGGCAATTCGTTTCGGCTACAAAGCCCTTCTGATTGAATGGGCCATTGATGCCATCTCCAAGGCAGAAAAGGAGTTCGTTGGAACAAAGCTGGGTGAGGCGCGCCTGGCTGTTGTCGTGTCCTGGCTGCGTGAGAAGGTGCCGGCTCCGGTTCGCTTTCTGGTGACGGACGACCTGATTCGTAAAGCCGTTCAGACTGCTTTCGATGCGGCTAAGTCTGGGCTGGAGGTACTGAAGAATGCTTAAACGGTTTGTGGACTGGCTCTTAGACCGTCTCCCCATAACGAGATGGATCGAGCTGCTCACACAGCCGGAGGACTGAAAGGAGGACACAGGTGCTTGCAGGAACAGCTGAAGTGCTTACGGGAACGGCTGGAACATTTACCGTCACCGTTCCGGCGTGGCTCTTAGCGGCATTTGCGTTCCTTGGAACGCTTCTGGGCGGGGCAATCAGCTTTGCCGTGAACCAGATCCTTATCAAGGGAGCCGCCGACCGTGCGGCGAAGAAGCGCGAAAAGGACAACGAGCAACGCAAGGAACGGTACATTTTGCAGATGGACAGCCGAAAGGCCACTTTTAACCTGCTATCCTGCATTTGTGCCGGCATTGAGCGAATGGAAACGGAAACTGGCCAGATTTACTGGAATGGAGAGCTGAAACGAAGCCTTTCCCATTTGGAAAGCGTGGATGAACGATACAGAGAATCCGACCAGCGACAGCTTGCTGACCTGAATACTCGGAACAAATGA